ACGTGGCAGACGACCATTAGCTACGCCGGCGCAAGCGGAGCCCTTTCAGCCGCTCTCGCCAATACGCCGACCGGCGCGGCGACGCTTATCCTTGAGGTTGTCAGCGGGACCGTTCAGCTTGGAGGCGTCGATCTTAAATCTTCCGCATCTGGCGTGAGGGTCAACAAGCTCTGCGCCTCCGGCTCGGCAAGCAATTCATGGAGTCTTGCTGCCTCTTCAAATTCTCAGTGGCGTTCTCGCATAAATGAACTCGGCGCGAAACTTCACATCATCGGCCTGCAGACGAACGACCAGGGTGCGGGGTTTGACCCTGATGCGGCCTACACGACGCAGATGGGCAATATCATCACGGCACTACGTCTCGCTGATCCTTACTGTGATATTTTGCTTACCTCGCCTCCCGAGAACCAACGTGTTGCCAACGCCTTCCCAATGAGCCGCTATACGGCAGCGACGCGGGCCCTTGCAAACGCGCAAAACTGCGCCCATTTGGATCACCAATTCAACTTTGGGGTGTTACCGGCAGACTATGCTTGGGCTAACGCGGCGCGGCAATGGATGAACTCCGATCTGATCCATCCCGTGACGGCTACCGGCGGGGCCATTTTAACCGATGCCGTTCTCGAAACGTTGAGGCCGCGCTGACCCCACCGCTAGTATTTAGGAAAGCGATGAAACTGACCCTTCCCGAAGTGCTGCACCCCACCACCCGTAGCAAGGGTGATACACATTTACAATTTTACACAAGCATCACCGATCCAAGATGATCGGACCAACCAACGGAGACTATAATGCCTGGATATGTTCGTCGTGGTCGTTCGCTTGCCGCTCTTGGCTCGTTCATTCGCACTCAGCAGGTCGCTAAAGCTGTAACGGCTTTTGCAGGTGGTGGTAAAGCTAACGGCGTGCCTGTCACGTCTGGCATCACCATTGCAACTGTCGTGGCGACTGCTGGTGACTCTATTCTTCTGCCTTCACCCAAGGCTGGTGACGTTTATTGGGTCATCAATCGTGGCGCGAATGCTTGCCAGTTGTTTGCCGCTGGTACCGCGACGATTAATGGCGCTGCGACGGGTACTGGTATCTCTCTGCCTGCCGCGGATGCTGTTTTGTTGGCTTGTGTGGCTGATGGCGCTTACCTTGGTCAGATCATCACTGCTTGATTTTAGGAGTCGTTATGAAGCGAACCATTGACCGGGCACAATCTGACGTCTACACGGTCGAGAAGCTCGGTCGCACTCAGGAGATTACCCCCGAGGGTTTTCTCCTGTGTCGCGACGTGCCAATCGCACGTGTAGGTGAGATGTTGTATGCTCCTGGCGAAGTACCGGTAAGGCCAGGTAAGGATTTCATCTCTAGGGTTAGTCGTGATGAGGCCGTGCTTCTGCATGTTGATACTCTCGCGTCCTTCGAAGGTAAGGCGGTCACGATTGACCACCCCAATGAAGATGTTAACCCAGACAATTGGGAAGAGCTTGCTAAAGGCTTTGCCCGCAACGTTCGAGTAGGTGAGGGTGATCAAGCAGGCCATATGGTCGCTGATCTTCTCATCACTTCTCGAAAGGCAATTGCGCAGGTCCGCGATGGTCTGCGTGAGGTGTCTCTCGGATACGACGCCGAATATGAAGATCTTGGCGGAGGATTTGGGAGGCAGATCAGGATCACCGGCAATCACGTGGCCTTAGTGCTAAGTGGCCGGTGCGGACCAATGTGCTCAATCGGAGATAGCGATATGAAGACGAGGGACAAGTCCCAAAAGACTACGGACCGCAAGGCTTGGTCCGACCGACTGCGTGGTTATTTCTTGACCCGTGACGAAGATGGTTTCGTCAAGGAGCTTGAAGGCGCGCCTGACGTTGCTGAGATCGACGGCGACGACAAGACCCACAATATCACGATCAACCTGCAGGGTGCTGCTCCGGCAGCTGGTCCTGTAGAAGCCGCTGCTGCTGTTGGAGAAGTTGCTGCTCCTGCAGATCCAATGGCTGCAGTCATGACGATGCTCGAGTCAATCAATACTCGACTATCTGCTCTTGAGGGTGTCAAGGCTGATCCTGATCCGGTCGACGAAGACGATGATGTCATCGACGAAGACGATGATGACGACGAGACGACCAAGGACAAGAAGACTGTCGACTCGAACAAGAAGACCAAGGACAGTTCCTCGTTGCAGGAGCAGTTCACGGAAACCTTGGCTCGTGCCGAGATCCTCTCGCCTGGCATCAAGCTGCCGACGTTCGATCGCAAGGCTGATTTCAAGCAGACTTTCGACTCGATCTGCGGTCTGCGTCGTCGTGCTCTCTCGAAGGTCTCCGATGACCATCGTGAGCTCATCGCTCCTGTCCTCGAAGGACTGGATCTGAAGAAGGCAACTTGCGACTCGATCAAGCATGTCTTCATCGCCGCCTCTGAGCTTGCTCGGAAGTCCACCAACGATCATCAGTTCAAGGTTACTCGTCCTGTCAAGGATAGCAGTGCCAAGAACATTCCGACGATCGCTGAGATCAACAAGAAGAACCGTGAGGCTTGGGACAAGAAGACGTCCTAACAGTCGCACAATTCCCAAATCTCTCGGAGAGAAAATCAATGGTCGCTTACAAGTATAGGATCCCTGCGGGTATCCCGGGCGCGGTCAATCGTACTGGCCAGTCCACCATCGAAGCTCAGGTCTTCGATGCCGCGTTCCCCGTGCTTCTGTACGGTGTGCCGGTCAAGATCGTGTCGGGTCTCGTCCGTCCGATCGCCTCGGGTGACGCTGCGTCGCTCGTCTATGGCTTCCTCGCTCGTCCCTATCCGGCGAATTCCAGCCAGGATGGTCTCGGTGTTGGTGTCCCGGTGGTTTCTGCCATCGCCGATGTCATGCGTCGTGGCTACATGACGGTGAAGCTGAACAACGTGACCGCGGCCACCAAAAACGGTGCGGTTTACGTTCGCAATGCCAACGCTGGTGCGGGTACGCCCATCGGTGGTCTTGAAGCCGGCGCGACTGACACCGTGCTCATCCCGGGCGCGTATTTCATGGGCCCTGCTGACGCCGACGGCAACGTCGAAATCGCTTACAACATCTGAACGAGGACAGCTCAGACATGACCAAGACTGTACTTCTCCCTGGTCTGGGTGCGGGCCTCGTTGCCCTCTCCAAGCCGGCCATCATCAGGGCGCGTACTCGCGACAATATGATGACCTTCGACTCGCGAACGGTCGACTCGACCGGCTCGTTCCTGGTCGGCGAACTGGAGCGTCTCGATCCGACGCTTCATGATCCGCTGGTCTCTGTCACCTGGTCGCGTGATATCGACCTGCGTGAGGACGTCACGATCGCAGATGAGGTTTCCTCGTTCACGAACAACTCGTTCGCTGCGGCTGGTGGCATTAACCCCACTGGTAAGGCGTGGATCGGTAAAGAGTCGAATGCCATCACTGGCATCGCGCTCGATATCGGCAAGACAGCCAATCCCCTCTATCTCTGGGGCATGGAAGTCTCGTTCACGCTGCCTGAGCTCGAGTCTGCGATCAAGCTTGGTCGTCCGATTGATACTTCCAAGCTTGACGGTCTCAAGCTCAAGCACAACATGGACACCGACGAGATGGTGTACGTGGGTGATACGACCGTCGGCAAGACTGGCCTGGTCAATTCGTCCGCGGTCACCAACATTGCGGCTGTTGCAAACGGTGCTGGTGGCACTCCTCAGTGGTCGACCAAGGACCCGGATGAAATCCTCGCGGATGTCAACGAGCTCCTGTCGTCTGTCTGGGAAGCTTCGGGCTGGGCGGTCATTCCGACCGAGCTCCGCCTGCCTCCGCAGCAGTACAGCTACCTGGTTGCCCAGAAGAACTCTTCGGCTGGCAACATCTCGATCCTGAAGTACCTCGAGGAGAACAACCTCTCGGGTTCGAATGGTCAGCGCCTGAATATTCAGCCTCTTAAGTGGCTGATTGGTCGTGGCGTTGGTGGTACGCCGGGTGTCCTGAACACGGTCGATCGTATGATCGCCTATACGAAGGATCCCAGCCGAGTTCGTTACCCCATGACTCCGCTGCAGCGCACTCCGATCGAGTATCGCTCGATTTGGCAGACCACGACCTACTTCGGTCGTCTGGGTGTCATGGAGTTCGTCTATCCGGAGACCCTGGGTTATCGCGACGGTATCTAATCGTCCCAGTAGCTCATGCCCCTCGTGAAAGCGAGGGGCATCGTCGATTGGGAAGACCACTCAAGGAGAACTACAGAATGGGCTATCTTTCTCTCAAGCAGCCAATCACAGTCATTTTTGATGACGGCACTCGTCGTTCATTTTCGCCAGGTGTGAACAAAGATGTCACCAAGGATCAGTCTGAGCACTGGTACGTGAAGGCAGCTGGTGGTGAGTACTTCGACAAGATCGAAGACGCTCATAAGAATGCTCCTGAGATGAAGAATGTTGTCGCGGCGCGTCGTGCTGAGTGGGAACAGGCTACCAGGGCAGCTATGCTTGCTGCAATCAATTCTGAGACCCTTCGCAAGGACCTTGTGGCTCTTGAGAAGGAAATGGGGGTCGACACCAAGAAGGCAGATGCTGTCTTCAAGGAAACTCTGAAGGATGAGGAAGATCGCATGACCAAACTTCGTAGTGAAGCTGAAGAGGCTGACGCCGTTCAGAAAGAAGAGGACACCAAGTCTGCCCTGACTCCGGCGGAAGCCGAAGTTGTTGCCGCTGGTTCCGCAGAAGTGGCCAACACTGAGATGGATGGCCCGGCCAAGGCTGAGGCTGATCAGGCCGCTGAGGAAGGTGGCAAGACCATCATTGGTGATCGGGCAGTTGTTCCTGGCACTCCTGAGGCGAAGACTGCCCAGAAGGTTGAGGACAACAAGAAGGATGAAGCAGCCAAGAAGGTTGAGGCTTCCAAGCCTGCTCCCACGACTGCGACTACCCAGGGTGCGTCCACCAAGAAGTGAGTTGATCAATGGCCACGAGCGTGACGCCCGCAACATTTCGGGCCAATTTCCCCGAATTTACGGACGCCACGAAATATCCTGACACTCAGGTGAATTTCTGGATTGGTTACGCTGATACGTTGCTCTACGATCTTTGTCGTTGGAGCACGATGCGTGATTACGGTATCCAGCTCGTGGTTGCTCACCAACTGGCTCTTGCCGCTCGCAATGCAGCGGCCGGAGCTGGTGGTGGTTCTCCGGGATCTACCGCGGGAGCCGTTTCCAGCAAGTCTGTTGGTGGAGTGTCAGTCAGTTACGACACTGGTGCAGCGATTCTTGCCAACGGAGGCTACTGGAATTTGACGTCCTACGGTATTCAGTTCTGGCAACTTGCCATGCTTGTAGGCATTGGAGGATTTCAGTTGTGAATGAGAAGCTTAGCGGAGTCAAAACCACCGTCGATAAAGTCGATAGTGTAGTTGACTCAGTTAGGAGTCTTGTTGAGCGTGAGATCCTTGTGGGTATTCCAGCATCAACAGCAGGAAGAGCAGTTGAGCCTGGAGATGAACCCATTGATAATGCTACCATCGGATATCTGATGGAATTCGGTTCACCAGCTGCTAATATTCCTGAGAGACCTTTCTTGGTTCCAGGAGTTAGATCAGCTGAAGATGCTATTGCTAAGCGCTTAAAAAGCGCAGCAGAAGCTGCTCTTAAGGTTCAACCTGCGGCTGTAGACATTCAGATGAATGCGGCAGGTCTTATAGCACAAAATGCAGTGCGCCAGAAAATCACTGACGGTCCATTTGTGCCACTTGCACCAAGAACTCTTGCAGAACGCAAGAGTCGTGGCCGAACGGGCATTAAACCTCTAATCGATACTGGTCAACTTCGTCGGTCAGTAACCTACGTCATCAGGGACTCAGACGATGCCTCTTCTTGACGTCACTGAAGTTCTTCTTGATCCTATGTTTCAAGACACCAGCCTTGTCGCTAGACGTGAGACTGAGACCGTTGGTCTTAACGGTATGGCAGTTTTCACACCCACAACGTTTAGCTTTGCCGGCGTTGTAGTTCAAGCTTCTGGAGAACAACTTCAAAGACTTGAAAATGGTACTCGACATGCTGACAGCATAGACATCTACACGTTGGAGAATTTGATAGACGGTCAGCAAGGTCTAACGGCTGACGTGGTCATATGGCAAGGTAATGAATACACCGTTGCCAAGGTACTTGACTGGTCGACTTACGGTCGTGGATTTAAGCATGTGATCTGTGATCTCCGCAACCTGATACCATCATGAGTTGATCAATGCCGAATACAAGCGCGACAGGCGGATACCTCGCTCCGGCATCAATCGCTCCATCATATGATACCCCTCTGGATCTCCAGATACAATCTTTGGTAACTGGTATAACCGGGATTATCGGTAGTTTAGTCAGACCTCGGTGGCAACCGCGCCCTCCAGCACAACCTGATCGTGAAGTGACTTGGTGTGCCATCGGGATCATCGAAATCAACACAGAATTTGGGCATCATATAAAGCACAATTCAACCGGGGAGGGTAGCGATGAGGCGGAAACGTTCGAGACTCTCGAGCTCCTTACTTCTTTCTATGGTCCGCAAAGCAGCGGAATGGCCGCTCTTCTCCGGGACGGATTGTGGATTGCGCAAAACCGTGAAGCGATGCGTGCCAACGGGTTGGCTCTTGTTGACGTTCGACGCATCACCCACGTCGGAGAGTTAGTGAACCAAGAATACATACGCCGAGCTGATCTACCAATTGTGCTTCGTCGTAACGTGTCTCGGACATATCCCATTCTGAACCTGCTGCAGGCTCAGATCGAACTGCAGTCCCTCAACGGGGATCAGCTGCGCATTCAGAATTTTCTTGTACCGGAGAGCTGAGACATGGCCAAAGGCCTCGCAATCACCAATATCGTCAATGTTAGCATTGTCATCTCGCCAATTGCTGCACCGACTCGTAACTTCGGTGCAGCTCTGGTAGTCGGTGCTTCTGATGTCATCGATGTTGGCGAGCGTATTCGTCAGTATTCGAACATGGAAGGCGTGGCTCAGGAATTCACTTCGACTGATGTCGAATACCTGGCTGCTGAGAAGCACTTTGGACAGGTTCCGCAGCCTTCGACCATTTACATCGGTCGTTGGGCTCGTACCGCTACTCAGGCTCGACTTCGTGGTGGAGTTCTGACGCCTGCTGAACGTGCTCTTGGTAACTTTACACCAGTTTCAGCTGGCGCGCTTTTCATCGTCGTTGACGGTGTTCCTAAGACAGCTTCCGGCATCAATCTGACGGGTGTCACCAACCTGAATGGGGTTGCGGCGCTTGTCGATGCAGCCTTGACTGGTGCTTCTGTTGTCTGGGATGCTATCTCCAGCCGCTTTATCCTGGAGAGTGATACGACAGGCGTTGCTTCAAGCCTGTCTTACATGAGGGATCCTACGGCGTTCGGCAATATGGCCTTGTCTGGTCAGCCGGCTCCCAATGATACGTTCACGGTCAACGGGACCGTTGTGACTTTTGTCGCAAGTGGTGCGACTGGCAATCAGGTCAACATCGGTGTTAACGCGTCTGCGACGGCTGCTGCTCTTCAGACCTTCTTGGCTTCGAGTGTCGACGTTAACATCTCCAAGATGACCTATTCGGTTCTTGGAACGACCGTCTATGCTATCTCGGTCGTTACGGGGGCTCCTGGCAACGCATATACCTTGGCTAAGTCGGGTACCAACCTGACTGTGTCTGGTGCAACGCTTGCTGGTGGTACCGGCGTTTCTGTCGCTGGTCTTCTCAAGGGTCTTTCGACGCAGTCTTCTGCTCCTGTCGCAGGTATTGCAGCTGAAACTTTGGTCAATGGCCTGATTGCCCTGGTCAATGCTTCTGGTGATTGGTATTCGGCCAATATCGCCGAACTCGGTGTTGATAACGCATCAATTCTTGCCGCGGCTGCTTATATTGAAGCTCAGGCCAAGAAGCGTGTCATGGGCATCACTATTCAGGACACTACTGTTCTGGATCCGACCATCACCAATGACATTGGTTCTCAGCTTTCTGACGCTGAATTCCGGAGGACTTACTCCCAGTACTCCAGCTCAAGTGGTCAGGCAATCTCGTCTTTCTTTGGACGAGCTTCGACGATTAACTTTGGGGCCAGCAATACTGCGCTGACCATGAAGTTCAAGCAGGAGCCTGGTGTCACTGCTGAAGTCTTGACGGAAAATCAGGCTCAGGCACTTCGTAACAAGCACGTCAATGTGTTTGTTGCTTACGACAATCAGACTTCCATCATCCAGGAAGGTGTTACGGCCAACGGATCCTTCTTCGATGAAGTTCAGGGTCTCGATTGGCTTGAGAATGCTGTTCAGACAGCAGTCTACAACCTTCTCTATACCAGTTCCACGAAGGTTCCACAGACCGATGAGGGCACAAACCTCATCATCAACACCATCAATGAGGTGTTGATCCAGGCCGTCACCAATGGTCTTGTGGCTCCTGGCAAATGGAATGCGGCTGGCTTCGGTCAGCTCAAGCAGGGTGATCAGCTCTCCAAGGGCTTCTACACCTATGCTCCGCCTGTCGCGACACAGAGTCAGGCGGATCGCGAGGCTCGCAAGAGTGTCCCCATCCAGGTCGCCGTTAAGTTGGCCGGTGCGGTCCACTTCGTCGATGTCATCATCAACGTCAACCGCTGAGGAACGGCCAAATGGCATCTAATTCCTACTCTTTTGCTGACTGCCAGGCGGCCATTAAAGGTCCCAACGGGAGTTTCTCGATCGGCAACGGTGCTGGTGCTGCTGAAGAAGGCATCACCATCACTCAGAACGATGACAAGGGCAGCTTGACCATGGGCGCCGACGGTTCAGGCATGCATTCACTGCATGTCTCGAAGGCTGGCATGGTCACTGTTCGGCTTCTGAAGACTTCACCTGTGAATGCTCTTCTGATGGATATGTATAACGCCGACACCGCTTCGGCGGCCGTCTACGGTCAGAACACGATTACTCTTCGTGATCCGGCTCGTGGTGACGACATCGTTTGTCAGAATTGCGGTTTCCGCAAGGCTCCTGATATTTCGTTCGCCAAGGATGGCAATATTCATGAGTGGTCTTTCAACTCGCCCGTGATTGACTATACCCTGGGCGTTGGTACTCCTGCTGTGGTGATCTAATGCGTTCTTCGCATGAATTTGAAGTCGGAGCCTTTCAATATAAGGCCCGACCGATGGAGGCCCGGGCCCAGATCAACGTGGTGAGGCGTATTTCGCCTCTCCTCGTTGGCATGGTTCAGCCTGCAATTAATCAGTTGCAGGAAAAGGCCAAAGCTCAAGCAGCCATTGCTAAAGCAACGGGCACTGAGGCTCTTCCTGCTGACAAGATGACCATCCTCGATCTTGATATTTCCAAGGTCATTCCAGGTCTTCAATCGGCTATGAATATGCTTTCGAGCATGCCTGACGAAGATTTCGACTACATCCAGGAGAATTGTCTCAAGCTTGTTGAGCGCCAGCGCTTGGGCGATACTGGATGGGTCAAGATCTGGAATACTGGAGCACGCCAGCCCCAATTCGATGACATCGAAGGTCATCAAATTCTCACTATTATGTTCAACGTGCTTAAGGTTGAGATTGGCCCTTTCTTCTCAGGTCTGATCTCAAACTTGATCGAAGGCGGTCAGACCTAAAGTATGATCCGGTCGCATTGCCAAATGATCTAGATTTCATCTGGCGTCCAATACTTCGCGGGTTGTGCAAATATGAGAGCTTGATTGATTGTACCTTGTCGCTCATGGATTTCGCGGATATGAATGACGCGCTTGACGTGATGGATGAGAACACTCATCGAGCCCAAGCAGCTCAACAGGCAGCGAATAAGGAAAAGTGATCCGTGGCCGAGACGATCAGAGAGTTTCTCGTCAAGATCGGCTATCAGGTCGATGGAAGCAGCGAGCAGAAGTTTGAACGCAGCCTTGGACGGGCAACTCTTCGTGCTGAACTTCTAGGTCGTGCAATTGCTGAGGCGGCTGAGGCTGTTGTTCGAGGCGCCACTCGAATTGCTGCTGCCTTTGATGATATCTATTACGCCAGCCAGCGCACCAAAACTTCAGTTGAGAACCTCAAAGGTCTCAGCTACGCTGTCAGTCAGCTTGGTGGTTCTTATGAAGGAACCATGCAAGCTCTTGAGAGTTTCTCTCAGAAGCTTCGCTCAAATCCAGGTTATGACTCACTAGTTCGTCAGCTTGGTGTTGCCACGAAGCAGAATGGACAGCTTCGTCAGACTACGGACATTGTCAAAGATCTTGCCAAGGCACTTTCGACAAAGCCCTATTACATCCAGAAGCAATATTTTGAAGCTCTCGGACTTGACGAGCGTACCTTTAATGCTCTTCAGTCTGGTGATCTTGTAAAGTACACCGAAGAATACCGCAAGAAGCAAGAAGCTCTTGGTGTTGATCAGCAGAAACTTTCCGTTATTGGTAAAGATCTAACCCAGGCGTGGCGGTCTCTGTCCGTTACACTTGGAACTCTCGGTGATAAGCTTCTGAATGCTGTTGGTCCTGGTTTGACCGACATGATCAAGCGTTTTGACGATTTTATCTTGCGTAATGCTGATAAGATCGAGGCATTCTTCAAGAGGTTGCTTGAGATCCTCGAAGAAGTTGTCAAGGCCTTTATGCTTCTCGTTGAGAAGGGTGAAGGTCCGATCGTCGAGATGTTCGACAAGATCGTCAAGTCTGTAGATTTGCTAACCACGGCACTTACTGTATTTGCAGCGTTCCTTGTTGGTTCGTGGCTGGTCAGGGTGCTTGGAGCTTTTGCTGCAGTTGGAACAGGCTTTGGTGCCATGCTGCTAAAGCTTGGTCTTAGTCCAGCCGGCCTTGCCGCAGCTGGATTAGCCTTTAGTGCCAGTCCAGCAAACGGTGGTGAGGACGCTGAGATACAGCGTCGACGTTCCAACGGAACTTGGGGCAATACTCCGACGCAGAATGGCACGACTGGCGGCGGTGGAGCGGCTCCTCCACAAATCACAGACAAGAGAAACTGGTGGCAACGCACTATGCCTAAGGTTCTTGGCGGCCGGGATGCTCCTTCAGCTGGATCAGGTGGAGGTAACAGTAACGCTCCTATCAGAGGTAGTACTTTTACGCAAAAAGCTCCTGGTATTATGAAGCGCCTTCAAGAGGACTTCGGACTTACCAAGGAACAAGCTGCCGGCGTGATGGGAAATCTCGGCCACGAAAGTGGTGGCTTGAATACTCTGCAGGAACGCAATCCTATTGTTCCAGGTTCTAGAGGTGGTTATGGCTGGGCTCAGTGGACTGGGCCTCGTCGCAAAGCCTTTGAAAAATGGGCAGCTGACAATGGTCACACAGATTTATCTTCTGATGAGGCTAATTACGGCTTCCTAAAACATGAACTTAGAACAACGCATAGAGGGGCTATATCTGCTCTGAAGAAAACTGGAACGGCAGAAGAAGCATCTGTTTCTTTTGAGCAGACGTATGAAGGCGCTCACAAAGACCACAAGGCTTATGGATCACGGGCTAAGTGGGCAAATAGAGCTCTTCGTGCTGCTGAAAGAGCTGCTGCCAGTGGAGATCAAGGTGGATCGGTACCTTATTCGCCGTTCTCCAAGATTAATGCAGGTTCTATGTCTGCCGTTCAGTCAAACGCAGCTTTGTTTGGTGCCGGTATTCAATCGAATTCTGCTCCCTTGACCCCCGCACCAAGCAGCAGTACTAGCAACGTCGATATGCAGCAAAAGACCGAAATCACTATTATTGGTGGTGGAGATCCAGCTGCTACAGGTGCAGCTGTTGCTGACGCCCAGAAAGGTGTCAATGGAAGCATGCTTAGAAATATGCAAGGTGCAGTTCGTTAATTCCAAGCACAGACTCGGACACGACGACCAAGCCAACATGCTCCACTTTTTGTAACTTCACCAAGAGGAGAGTGGGCGTGATTTATGCCCCTCTCTTCATTCCAAAATGCTTCTCCTCCCTGATATGGAAGGACAGCAAAATAGGTATTTGGTGTTGCTCCAACAGTTACATTGATCATTCCGTTATGAACCTGGCATGGCCCAGAAAGCTTGGTTTGATCATCAACAACGATCAAACACTTGGCAGCAAGGGCAGGCCCAGACGCTGTGATAGCTAAAGCCATAATTGCAGCACGGATCATCAGGATATCTCCTCTAACTTTCGCCATTATAGCACGGAATAAATGAGGAGTAAACATGTCGATCCTTGACGACGCGTTTGCGTTAATTTTCTCGAACCAACGGCAATTTGGCACTCTAGTGCCTGATGTGGTTATTCGTGAATTGAACCGCGACGAGATGGTCATTACTGATCATCCTGTTGAGCGTGGCGCCGCCATCTCAGATCACGCCTTTATTCGCCCTCTTGAAGTTGAGATTGTGGCAGGTTGGTCCGACTCGACCGGAGGTTACGCCGGATATTGCGAAGAAGCTTATCAGGATCTGGTGGCTCTTCAGAAGGAACGTGAGCCATTTGATCTTGCGACAGGCAAACGTCGATACAAGAATATGCTTCTTGCATCCATCGGTGTTCAAACCGATGAAAAAACTGAGCATTCGCTTATCGCAACGCTTCGGTTTCGCGAGGTGAATATTGTTGAGACCCAGACGACAAGTGCTCCAAAGGCTTCTCAGTCAAGTCCTCAGAAGACTTCTCCCACAGTTCAGTCTGGAACTCAACAGTTAAGAACAGGAACTGGTGGACGAGTGGTTGGAGGAGTATAATGGCCACAGTCTATGAATTTCCTCTTCGACCTGAAGCTCAGGAAATGCAGATTACTTTAGCGACGGTAGAATATTCTGTCCGCTTCAGTTTTTGCGACACACCTGACGGGGGTTGGTTCATTGACATTTCTTCAGTCGATGGTGTTCCTCTTGTTCGTGGGATACCGTTAACTGCAGGAGAAGATGTTCTTCAACAATTCGCCTATCTGAATTTCCCCGGAGAAATCCGTGTTGAGACAGACGATGACGATCTTGTTGAACCAACCTATGATAATCTTGGAACCAACGGCAGAGTGCTTTTCATAACGCCATGACTAGACAGTGGATCAGAGAAGTTCGACTGCTTATTGATGCAGGCGGCAAATCTACTGACGTTTCAGCTCTTCGCATTCGCTTCAAGGTTCAACAGAACAACATTCAGCGGCCCAATTCCGCTGAAATCTTTATTACAAACCCTTCTCCAGATACAGCTCAACGTATCAAGAAGGAAGGTCAACTAATCACTCTAGAGGCTGGTTACAAAGAAGGATATGGACTCATCTTCAAGGGTGAGTTAATCCAGAAGCGCATTGGTCGCGACAATCCGGTCGAGACTTATCTCGCTCTTGTGGCTACTTCGGGAGATCGTGCTTATAACTTCTCAACTGTCAGCAAAACACTTGCTGCGGGTAGCACGTTCAAAGATCAAGTTGACGAAGTCATAAAAGCCATGAAGCCTTACGGCATTGAGCCAGGTTTCATTGCTGATTTTGGCAATAAGAAAATGCCAAGAGCTCGAACCTTATTTGGTTTATCCCGTGACATTATGCGAGACATCGCATTTTCTACTGGCACAAGCTGGAGCATCCAAAATCAAAAGCTGCAAGTTGTAAAGAACCAAGAGTCGCTTCCAGGCGAAACTCATGTGATCAACTCAAGAACTGGTATGGTGGGGCTTCCTCAACAGACTCTCGACGGTATTCAGGTGCGAATGCTTCTGAACCCCAAGATTGTACCCGGTTCTCGAATTAAACTCGATCAGAAGAGTGTTCAAGAGGCGGCTTTCAGTCCTAACTATTTGGCTGAGGTTCAGAACAGTATGATCCCTTCTCTTGCGGAAGATGGTCTTTACAAGGTACTTGTCTCAGATCACCACGGTGATACTCGAGGCAATTCCTATTACACTGACGCTATCTGTATTCGCGCTGATGGTCAGGGACCTCTACCGATAGGATTGGCTGGTCAAGGTATTAACCTGGATCCTGGAGAATAACATGGATGTCCGCCAGCGCATCGATGATCCTGAGGAAAACCTCAGAGCGGCACTCGATGATCGTCAAGCTAAGATGTGGACATCTGCTCCTGGCCGAGTGGTTGATGTAGATCTTGCAAAACAGACTATGTCTGTCCAGCTTACCGTCAAATCCTTTATTAAGGGTGAAGACGGTAAGCAAAAAGCTGTTGATATTCCGATGCTGAAAGATGTTCCCTTTCAGTGGCCAGGTGGTGGTGGCATGGTTATGACATTTCCTGTGAAAGCAGGAGATGAAGTTCTTGTCAACTTCTCATCAAGATCTCCAGACGCTTGGCAGCAGTCTGGCGGCGATCAGATGCCGACTGATGCTAGCATGCACAGTCTCTCAAATGGTTTTGCTACACTGGGATTTAGATCAAATCCCAACGCTGCAAAAATTACGGATCCATCATCTACTGGCGCTGAAATGCGGTCGGAAGATGGTAAGACTAAGATGAGCATGTCTGCTGCAGGTGGCGTTGGTATAAAGACAGATAAAGCCGTCGCTATTGAAGCAACAGGCGGTACGTCAATGACTGGCGACATGAATATCACGGGAACTCTCACTGTTACAGGTGAGATTGTTCTTAACGGGATCAGTCTTTCTACTCACAAACATACAGGTGTTGTCCCAGGTGGGGGCACAAGCGCAGGACCTACAAACTGATGCGTTATCGCAAGCTCGACGCCAACGGTGATTATACCTTCGGCCAAGGGCAGGCTGATTTCTGGAAAGATGTGCCTGATGCTCCGGCTCAGGCAGTCAAGACTCGTTTATTTCTTTTCCAAGGCGAGTGGTTTCTTGACTCTCGTGAGGGTATGCCTTGGAAAACTCAGGTTCTAGGTAATCGCACAGCACCAACTCGTGATCCTGCTATTCGCTCTCACATTTTGGGATCTCAGGGTGTTAAAGAGATCATCGAATACTCCAGCACCTTAAATCGTGACACTCGATTGTTTGGTGTTTCCACTACCATCGACACGATTTATGGGCGCACAAAGGTCGAGGGAGCCAACTTCTAATGGCACTGCCAGTCTGCACTATTGATGAGAATGGCATCTTTCGCCCTGATTATCAGACCGTCCTTGAGTACTTCAAGGAAAAGTTTCGTGGCATTTATGGCCAGGATGTATACATCGAACCTGATAGTCAAGATGGTCAGATGCTGGCAATCTTTGCTCAGGCTGTCCACGATGCCAACGACATGACTGTTCAGACCTACAACTCATTTTCGCCTTCAACTGCGAGGGGTGTGGGTCTTTCTTCAAACGTCAAGATCAATGGTATTGCACGACGTGTTGCCTCCTATTCGACTGTGGATCTTTTGATCACAGGTCAGGTTGGTACTACGATTGAAGGTGGAATTGCTCAGAGTTCAGATGGAACTCAGTGGCTTCTGCCAGATCTCGTGATTATTCCAGTCGATGGAGATATCACAGTAACGGCAACAGCCAAGAGTCCCGGAGCAATTACCGCATTGCCTGGCGACATCACGACGATTGGCACGCCGACACGTGGTTGGCAGTCTGTAGAGAATTTATCGTCAGCAGCGGCTGGTGCTCCTGTTGAAACTGATGCCGAACTTCGTCGTCGTCAAACTATCTCAACGGCTTTGCCTTCTCGAACTGTGTTTGAAGGTACAGTTGGAGCTGTAGCATCACTGCCAGGTGTGACCCGCTATCGCGGATACGAGAATGATACAAGTGTCCCAGATGCTGATGGAATTCCTGCCCATAGCATCTCTCTTGTAGTTCAAGGTGGCGACTCCCAAGAAATTGGGCAAACTATCGCTGACAAGAAAACCCCTGGCACTGGTACCTATGGCACAACTGCTGTAGATATTGTGGATGATTTCGGGGTCCTTAGGACAATCCGATTTTATCGACCTACAGATGCTGTCATCGGAGTAGAAGTTACTCTGACAGCACTTGCTGGATACACTGCTGCTATTGAACAGAGCATCAAAGATACTGTGGCAGAATGGATATCTGCCTTGGAAATTGGTGAAGATGTTGAATGGGCAGAGGTGTTCTTGCCAGCTAACCTGTTCGGTGGACTTGGTGTAAAGAACTACAAAATTACATTGCTCAGAATTAAGAAAAATGCGGGTGCTTTTGGTACCTCAGATCTTACGGTTCTGTTCAATGAAGCTGCTGTCTCTTTGCCAGCTGATGTGACAATTATCGTCAACCCCTGAGAGTAGCAGATGACGCAGCAGCTGATCAACGTCGGTATCGTCGCAAATGACGGTACTGGTGATCCCTTCCGCACCTGCATGCAGAAGGCTAATGACAACTTCACAGAGCTATACGGTGCCCTGGATGATTTCGTCACTCCTGATGGCACCCAGATACTGACGAATAAGACCCTCGTCACTCCCGTCATCACCAGCCCAACTGGATTGGTGAAGGCGGACGTTGGCCTCAACAACGTCAACAACACGGCTGACGCCAATAAGCCAGTCTCTTCAGCTCAGGCTGCGGCTGACGCACTAAGGGTGCTAAAGTCCGGCGACACTATGACCGGCGCACTTGTGTTGGCCGCTGATCCCGTGGCACCACTCCAGGCTGCCACAAAGCAGTATGCAGACAATCTCATTGCTGCGGCTGACGCTCTTGTCTTCAAGGGTCTGATCAATTGCTCTGCCAATCCGAATTATCCGACTGCTGACTGTGGCTGGACTTATCGTGTCTCGGTCGCGGGTAAGATTGGTGGCGCCTCAGGAATTAATGTTGAAATCGGGGATCTACTGACTTGCTCCGTTGATGGCAGCCCTGCTGGTAATCAAGCTACTGTCGGCGCAAACTGGGGCATCGTCCAGACGAACATCGATGGTGCAGTCACGCTGACCGGCACGCAGACGCTTACCAATAAGACTCTCGACGCCCCAGTAATCACAGGTGTTGCTGCTGTTCCAACGGCAGCTCCAGGCACCAACACCACACAGCCTGCTAGTACGGCTTATGTTACGGCAGCCGTGGTTGCTGCTGGTATCTTCACTAAACAATTCATCAGCAGCAACATTAATATTGTTTCTGCGGCCCAGGGCACAGTTGCTCATGGATTGGCTGCAGTTCCTAAGATGGTAACTGCCCATTTGGTTTGTGTCACAAATTACCTCAGTGCGTATGTGGTTGGTGACATTATTCCGATTGGTATTGACTGGCAAGGATCAGTTCGAGGTGTTGGTCTAACCATGGACGCCACCAATTTGAAATATACCATGGGTAATGCAACCAACGTATTTCAGGTTCTTGACCCTACTCCTGGAACACCTGGAGCTGACCTGCTTTTGACCAACGCAAACTTCAAGCTTGTGCTAAAGGCATTCGCATGACATGGCCAACTGGCGACTCGCTAGATCCCACGGCGGACGCCACTTGGGTGACAGCAGATAATGGAACAGCAGTTACTCCAACTCCTGATCCATTTGAAGTAATCACAGCTGATAGATACATGGATCTTATCACGAGTTATCATCGTGGTCGTCCTAAATTCTCGGCTATGATGGTTTCACTACTTGAACCTCCTGCAGCTCAGCAAACATTTACTCAGCATCTACCTCTTGACTTTGATCTCGATGTGGCTGTAGGTGTTCAGCTTGATGTTGTCGGTGAATGGGTAGGTCGATCGCGTTTTATTCGGGTACCTATTCCAAATGTCTACTTTACCTTTGACGATGATCTTCGAGGGTTTGATGCAGGTGTTTGGAAAGGTCCATACGACTCAGATGCAGGTGTTACTCGTCTAGATGACGAAACCTATAGAACCTTGCTTCGAGCTAAGATAGCAGCAAACCATTGGGACGGAACCTTGCCAGACGCGAGGCGAGTTCTAGATATTGTATTTCCTAACGGAGATACAAAGCTGTTTATCGTTGATAACCAAGACATGACAATGACATTTGGAGTGTCAGGCACGCTGCCTTCACTTCTATTTATTGTGCTGTTGTCTCAAGGATACATACCGGTTAAGCCCGAGGGTGTCCTAGCGAACTACGTGATCACGAGCGAACCTGGACCTATGTTTGGTTTCGATGTTGATAACGAATTCATCTCTGGCTTCGACTCTGGAGCTTGGGGTGTTCCCCCTGAATACTTCACAGGACCCTGATCAACATGGCGAACGACTTTCTTCCTTTCGGCACCGCGGGTGGTGCCAATGTCATGTCTCAGGCCGCCTATGCTGCTCTTGGCGCGCGTTCCTCAGGTTTTGTCGCAGGCACAGCGCTTAGCGCTCAGTTGAACAAGGCTTGGCGTCAGTCATCTGTGATGGCTTACATTATTGGCCAGTTTGTTGCTGATCATTCTGGTGAAGATGCTCTTGACGATGGTGATCTTGCAGAGCTCTATGCAAGATTTGAAACTGCAATTCGTCGTCAAGATCTAAATTACTTGGGCGTGGTTTCTGGAACAGCTAACGCTCTTACAGTTGGAATTGACCCTGCGCCTGGTGCTTGGTCAGAATTGACTGGAGTTCCACTGGTCGTTATTACGGCCTCTTCAAATACCGCAGCAAATCCAACTATCAATATCGGCGGTTTGGGAGTTAAGACTCTTAAGCAGTCTGACGGGACTGATTTGCCTATCGCAGCTTGGCGTACAGGCGCTTTGCTTGAGTTGATCTATGATGGCACGAATGTTCGCATTCTATCTGGGGCAGATCAAGCAGCGATCAATGTCGCGCTCAACAACTTTATCATCATCGCTGACCAAAAACCTGCTGGTACAGATGGTGGTGACTTCCTAGCCGGTGCTTGGCGCACTCGTACTCTGAACACTATTGTCGCAGATCCCAACGGACTTGTTGGATCAGGTCTTGTGACTTTGGCCTCAAATCAGATTACGTTGGGTGTAGGTGTCTGGATCCTTTCTGCTTCTGCCCCTGCAGTTGCGGTCAATAGTCACAAGACGCGTCTTCAGAATATCACCGATGGCACTACAGCTTTCACAGGTACATCTGAACAAACCACCCAGAATACAAACACTGATCAGCTGGCTACGCGTTCATTGCTTGTTGGCCGTATTGCCTTGACTGCACCCAAGACTTTTGAGATCCAGCATATCGGAGAGCAGAATTCAACGGGCTTCAATCCAGGCGTTGGTTTTGGTCTAGGCAGTGTTTATATTGGTGGCACTGGGCCTGAGACCTATACGATTTGTGAGATCAGAAAGGTCGGCTAACGTGACCACAATTGATGAGCTCATTCAAGCCCAAGTGGTTCAGGCTGTTGCCGCAGTCACTTCTGGAATTGCAAAAGGTGATCCTGGGGATGAAGGTCCTCAGGGTCCAGCGGGAGATGGTCATTTTCCTGGATGGCTTTCTGATGGTCAGTTTGACTCAGGCTGTGTAGATTTTTTGGCTCGTCGTTTGCAATTGCAACAGCGGTTGTTGCTTCTTCCTCGCCCAACAGGTCAAAAAGTTCCTGCTGATCAATCAATCTATCCGGGTGGTTATGGCAATCATTCCTATTGCGATGTGACAGCGATGGCGGACGGTGACTCGTTTCTCATCGTTCCATTCAATCGCAGCACGGGCTTTATCTACAGGGCATCCACCAGGCGTTTTACTCCCATTCCATCGATCGACGGGCCAGTTCCTTCTGGTCAGAGCAACGGTGTGTTGTTGCGCTCTAGTCGCATCCTGATGTGTCCTTACTCGCAGGATAGACTCCTAGCATACAACCCACTTACTGAGCAGATTGAGACCCTTAAGACAGGGCTCTCAGGCCTGAACAAGTGGAGCGGTATGGCTACAGCTAAAGGTGGCATTGCCTATGCCAGTCCACACCAAAGTAAGAGGATCGGAATTTACGACGAGAATGCTATGGCGGGAAGCCAATGGCGTCTGTCAAACCAGGATCTTTCTATCGTAGATTACGCTTATGGCGGCGCACCAATCCCTCTGCCCGATGGAAAGCTGCTATTTATTCCCTATAACGAGACTCGAGCAATGATCTTTGATCCTGTCTCGGGGATCGCGACACTTGGAGCCCCAGGTAAATTTCCGGGTAATGAGAGCTTCTGGAATGGACGCCTACTAACCAGTATAAAAGTGCTGCTCTATCCTCACAAACACGATCGTCCAGTCATCTACGATTTTGTCTCAGACACAGTCACGCCGTTCCCTGGAGTCACCGGAACTCTGAACGTTTCTAACTTCAACGGCGGTGTTTGGTTGGCAGACTCTCGTGATGCTCTGATACCTTATCGTTCGGGCCGTTGCGTTATCATCGACACGAACAATAATATGGTGCATTTTCCACCTGGCAGCTATGTCGATGGAGCATGTAAAGGTGGAGCATTGATGGCAGACGGCAACGCCTTAATGGCACCGTTTAATGCTGATACTCCAATGTTCTTGATGACAGGAACAGGTGCAAGGCTTGATCCTGAATTGATCACCAGCCCACACATGAACCGATAGGATAGACGATGAAGAAATCGATTGAGCAGATCCAGCAAGCTTTGCTTGATCGTAACTTTGATCCTCATGGTGTCGATGGTAAGATGGGCAAGAACACTGTCCAAGCCACCAAGGATTTTCAGCACTCCGTTGGTCTATATGTGGACGGAGTTGCTGGTCCTCTGACTCTTGAGGCCTTGTTCGCTGAGGAAGAACCTAAAGTTCAGGTAAATCCTGTGGGCAAGTCGTCTATTCCAAAAGCCTGGATGCCTAAAGCCGACATTGATCGTGTCATCATTCATTGGACGGCGGGATCTCATCAGGCTTCGAAAACTGACCGCGAACACTACCACATTTTATGGGAGTTTGACGGTACAGCAATTCGTGGCATTCCGACGATTGACAAGAATGACGCTGATGGAGCCAAGTCAGGTTACGCAGCTCATACTTTGAACTGCAACACAGGTTCTATTGGTGTTTCCATGTGTTGCATGGCTGGAGCCATCGAAAGCCCATTTAAAGTGGGTTCTGCGCCAATGACCAAAGAGCAGTGGGATGCTATGATCAGTGGAGTTGCTGATCTTTGCAAGCAATACGGTATTCCCGTAACTGATCGCACGGTTTTGACCCACGCAGAAGTTCAGGGAACATTGGGCATCAAGCAAAGAGGAAAGTGGGATATCACTCGTCTCGCATTCAATCCTTCTGTCGTCGGAGCTAAAGCTTGCGGCGATCTTCTGCGGCGTTCTGTTGCTGCTCTTCTCTGACAGGAAACAATCATGCTGAAAAAAATCTCTATCATTTTCGCCTTGACTGCCGCTACTCTGGTTGGTGGATGTCAGTACCAGTTGAGTCAGACTTCCGCCCAGGGATGGGGTCAGATTGCAGCTGGAGCTGGTCAGGTGATTGGCAAGACCAGCGCTGATCCAAAGATCCAGAAATCACTTGATCAGTTGTATGCCAAGTGTGACTCACTACGCCTGCTTGCAGCAGCTGGTGTGATGCTTGCTCCTGAGAAACAGCGCAAAGCCGCCCAGATTGCTTCTGCAGCAATTGACGGTGTTTGTCTCTCTCCGCCTTCTGAAGACTTGACTGCAGTTCAGGCTGCACTCACCACTGCAATCAAAGCTTATGAAGCTGCGATTGCCGTCCAGAAAACAGTGCCAGCCTCTGGAGGATCTATCTAATGACTTTGAATTCTCAGAACACTGATGGATCAGCTCCTCAGAATATCTTCGAGTCTCTCTGGAACAATGAGCAATTTAAGAGTGGATTGCGCACTGCTCTGCAGACTGTAGGCACCGCCGTAGCTGGAAAGGGTCTCATTGACGAGTCAATGATCCCCACGTTTGTTGGGGCAATCATGTGGCTTATTCCCACTGTTTGGGGTCTCTACGTCCGACGCAAAGATGGTCTTGTCGCAAGTGCTGCGGCTTTGCCTGAAGTGAAGAAGATTGAGACCACGCCCGATATGGCGGCTCGTATTCCTGATCCCACGGTTGTGGCGAAAAGTTGAACGTGTTAGTTTCGGCTCCTGCTGGACCGTACAGCTCCAATAGGCTGTTCGAGTGGATGATGGCATTTGGAATGCTGCTATTGTCCCTAACCTTCGCGCTCCCCGGTGATACTCTCAGCCGGGGAGACTATCGCATCATTTCATGGATGGGAGAAGAGTTTTTTGCCTGCTTATTTGGTATTGTCGGCACAATGCGTTGTGTAGCGTTATATGCAAACGGAAGACTGCCAGTTTATGGCCCACTGATGCGTTATGTGGGTTCCTTTGTAGGAGCTCTTTGCTGGATGAACCTTGCTCTACCTATAGCAGTTGGGAGTATCATCACAGGAAACGCGTCGCTTGTCGTGCCCATTTTCGGGGTACTTATTTTGGGAGAATTACTCTCCGTCTACAGGGCTGTAAAAGATGGCGGCTATCGCAAACGCTGACATTCTAAACAATTATCCAGTTCTTCAGTTGGCGGCTGGAGCTCTCGTGGTTATTGTCGGTGTGTATATGACTCTTAAGGCCGCCGGAGACAACAAGAAGACAGGACATATAGCACCTCCAGGACACGATCCTCTTGGGCTGACTGTTCTGGCTAATGGCATGGTTGGAATGCTCGCTGGTATGGTAGAATTGCTTAGGAGCATTCTTGGAACCATGGGAGATATTCGTGTAGAGATTGCTGAGACAAACAGCAAACTTGACCAGCTTCGTGAAAGTCATCATTCAGAAATGGATGTTTTGCGACGTGCTGTGGAAAATGGACCACAGAACAAACGACAAATTAGAGACAATTCGTCAGATAAGTAATGGCCCGCCCTTCTTAATTGAGGGGCGGGCCATTTTTTTGTCTCAAAATTCTACATCGGGAGATTTAGACTTTGTTGGACTGTATCTGATACCATCAGGACCAATCCACTCATGACCTAACAAGTTAGCGAAATATGTTCCAGGTTTTTCTGCCGCCTTCTCTGCGACAAGGGCTTCCAGCGCTTCGAGGCGGGAGGCGGCTTCGTGCAGGAGCGTTTTGGCAACCGGCGCTGTTTCCCATGTTGCGGCGGACGATCGCATAGCGCGACGCAGCCTCTTGACCATCTCCCCGCTCGTGCTCGCGACGGGCTTGGCGGCCTCGTAGGCGAGGATGGCGGCCCGTGTTGCTCCGCGCACTCTGCGGGCTGTCGCGGGGGAGGCGCCGGCCCACTGAATCATGCCGGCCATCCCGCTTGGGTCATCCCAGGATGACGAAACATCCCAAGCCTCTTTGCACGCCGCTTCCAGAGCCTTCTCGTCTATCATGGCTGATGGCCTTTTGATGTGGCATCCGCGAGCACGAGAGCGGCATGGGCTTTGCCATTCAGCGACGCCGTAACCACACTGCACCAGATATCGGCGTCGCGGCGCTGCGACCATGTTCCGTTCCAGAAGGTGCCGTCCTCGTCATCTCGATAGAAATTGAACAGTACCCCGCGATGGATCTGGCTCTCGTGGGGCATCTCGCCAATGGGCTTCCAGTCCTCGTAACGGCTCTCCAACTCCTCAACCCGCCGCTCCGCCTTCTCGCGCGCCTCTGTCTTTGAGGTGAGCTTGGCGGTGGTGGCGCGTTTGACGAACCACGTCACAATACGGTTGAGCGAATTGAAGTTAATCGTACCTACGATCTGATGACCCGGGTAAAATTCAGGGTCGAAAGGATACGGCTGCAACTCGCCAAACTGCGCCGCCTTGACCGCTGCCCCGAGATCAGCGAACGGCATCTCTCCGTAGGCAGGGAACGCCACCGCCTCGACCTCATCGCCTACGAGGGGATTTGGGACGGGATCAGTCGCGGGGCAGACAGGCGCTGCGGCGAGCATGGCGGCATAGTGCTCCTTCTCGTCGTTCCGGTCGTGCCATGTGGACCTCACACCTGCTTGAAGCATCTCAAGAGTGGGATTGACCGGCACGAGCTTCCATCCGTCAGGTCCGATCATCGGCTCGCCTCATTGGTTTTGTGGGTATCGGGGAGGAGGGGGCGGGGTTCGAGGGCGGCGCGAGCGCGGATACTGGCTTCGATCTCGGGGCGGACAAAAGGCCGAGCCAGATCGCGTGCGCGGATGACAGCTTCACGTTGCCATGCCCGGTCATCAGGGCCGCCGTCTGCGCGACCAGAAAGTGTATCGTTGCAATAGGTGTAGACGCTGTCCAGCGCCCCCTCCAACTCAGCAACCCGCGCCCGCAGCGCCTCGACCTCGCTAGGTTCTGGCATGTCGGCTCGCGGATGCGCGCCATAATTCCCTTCATCAGGCATCAGACGATCCTCCAATCCTTGAGTCCCAGACTGTCATGATAGCGGACAGAACCGCTAAAACTATTATAGTTCCAGACATGAAACTCTCCTGTTAAAACCAGCTTCTCACTGGACGACTCATAATCAAATCAGACATGCTCTTCTTATTCCTGAGCACTTCCATGATGCGCTCATCCACAGTGTCAGGAGTCACTAGGTCGATATACGTCACTGGCTTGGTCTGTCCAATACGGTGTGCCCTATCTTCAGACTGCAACCTATGTTCCAAGTTGTAGCCATTAGAGTAGTAAATCACCAAATTGGCTTCAGTCCATGTGTTGCCATATCCTCCTGATTGAGGATTAGCTACCATAAACCGCGACTGGTTCTCTTGTAAACAAGTTTCTTTGCCAATGACCTGATGATTTGCATCAAGAATGGGTCTCCAGCCTTTGAACCTAAAGACACCATCATCCTTCTCAGCTGTTGATGCTCCTCCATGATATTCGGACACTGAGCCATGACCAAATTTGTCCCGGAGTATTTTGGCGACGTCTTTGAGAGTCTGGCGATATGTCGCCCAGATGATTACCTTACCTTCATAGTCTTCGAGAATATCTAGCAAGGTTGAAAGTCGCTCATTCTCAATTGAAGCGTATTGATCATCACCAATCTTAAGCTGTCCACAGACAATTTGATGCAGTTTAGTGATTTGAGACAACACATTGATGACTTCAATCTCTTTGCCTTCCAGCTCAAGAATAGCTTCATTCTTCAACTGAGTATATAAAGCTTCCTGTTTAGGTGTGAGAGGCACAACTCTCTGAGTGTAGATCTTTGGTGGAAGATCTAGACATTGATCCTTAAGCAGTTGATGTGAGAAGGTCTTAACCTTCTGGGCCAGGTCTTCTAGGTTCCTGTAGCCCACCACCCTCTGAAAACTCCTGGATCCCAAGTATTCGATCTCTACAACACAATAATTATTACGGAAGGCAAAGTAACTACTAAAACCAAGCAATCCTTTGCCAAGCACCATTGACTGTCCCCACAAGTCCATAGGCGCCTGGGTTACAGCCGTACCAGTCATGATCCGCTTGTAGGCGCTCTTGAAAGCCCAGACATAAGCTTCTTTGCTTCGTTTGGAGTCGTAGTGCTTTACACAGGTTGACTCGTCAACAATAAGCATCACACGCTTGTGTGCTTTATAAAACTGCTCTAGGACTTTGCTTCCACCAAAAGCCAATGACTCGATGTTAACGACCAGAATGGGCAATCTATCGCGGCCAGTTCTAGTTAGAGATTTCATTGCATTCTTGAAAGCAACACTGCTTGCCTTCAAAGATGAAAAGAGCACTGTCTCTCGCTTGATGCGATCAGGTAGATGTGCTGGGATCTCATATCGAGTCCAGTTGGCATACTCACCTTTCTTGGCGGTAATTACAACTGCGTCAATCATATCATTCTCAAATAGATACCCAAAGGTATTGATAGCGATCCATGACTTGCCGAGACCCATCTCAATGAAATAAGCCCAAGCCTTTTTGTCCTTGGTTTCTTCAAAGACTTTGAGTTGGTTTTCATAGAAAGGTTGAGTCTTAAACTCGTACTTCTCAGTCATTTCGTGGATCCTGTGTAATCGGTGGATATCTACCGGTATACCTTATATAGACAAGTCAATCCGGATTATCCGTTAAATTCTACATCTGACTCAAAAGAATAAGCCGACGGACACTTTTGCATCCGTCGGCTCACAAGTCTACTCGATATTGAGCCGTCTACTAGAACGGAATGTTATCATCCATTCCATCGCCACCACCAGACGCAACACCAACATCACCAGTGGTCGGTTCCGCGGAACGCTTGACATCACCCGCTTCGATCAACTGATGGAACATCTTGGCCTGATCATAGACAGCCTTGTTGACGATGTCTCCCTTTTCGATGGACAACTGCCACCAAGAATTGTTGGCCTTCTGCTCAAGCACCGTCCGAAGACGATAGGCATAAAGCCAACGAGGAGCGATCATCTCGGTCCCCGGAATACGGGTCGTGAGAAGCTCGTTGTTCCACCGACGATTGACCTTGAGGCCTGTCGACTTCAGAGTCGTAACGCACTGACCCCAGGCGTTAGTCTCCGGATCCTTGTAAAGACCGTAGTGGTAGGCAGTCTCAATCAACAGATTGCCATTGGGAAGGATAGGCTGCTTGCGATCGTTGGGCTTGGCCTGCTGACGAATGTCCGAGTCAATCGGATATTCTGCAACCCAGCCACCGCCCTTGTCTCGATCAACCCACTCCACAAGCTTACGCTCATAGGCACAGTTGACAAAGATGATCCCTTCCTTGCGCGCCTCAAAGGTTTCAAGAGAGACGTTGTTGAAGAACATAGAGGCCTGAGCACCCTCGATATACTGAGGAGCACCAGGGTTAACCTGAGGCGAGAGCCCCTGGAGAATGGCAATATACGGAAGAGCAACGTCTCCCGAGTCCATCTGAGAAACGCCCGCTCCAGCGTCCCTTTGTAGATCGGCAAGGTTCATTCCCTCAGGAAGCACAAGAGCCTTGGTCTCTGTCTTCGTAACTTCAGTCTTCGCAGCCATTGGTATTCTCCATGATTAAACGCTGATTGTTTGTGGTTAGCGTCACACCACCTTCGTCGAGATCAGGCTTTCTTCTTCACCTTTGGAAGGGTGATCTTAGCCTTTTCTCCAACAAATACCGTGAATAGATCAGGAAGCGCTGTGCCAGACTCAATCTGTTCCTTGGCCCAGGCTTTCAGTGTAGAATGATGCACGGACTCTTCAAGGGAGACATCAAAGCCTTCTTCCTTGAGACTGTCCATAAGATCTTTGGCGTCTTTACGAGCTTCTTCACCCTTGCCAAATGGGACCGTGACATCTGTCTTGATGAGTGGCCCATGGCCATTGTCTTCGAGCCACTTGTAAGCCAGCGGGCGGTTCTCAACTTTGATCGAAGCGCCATAGAACTTCTCAACCGAGATTGAGGCGCCATCTTCCAGCTTGAAGCTACGCATACCAAGCTCAAGCATGGCATTGGGAAGATCAACTTCAGAAATCTGACGAAATTTGGCGTTTAGCTCTTTAAGAGCTTCTTCGGCCTCTTCAATCTGACCAGCTAACGAGAGTTGTCGCAAAGCCAAATTAGAGATAGACATCAGTGAAGCGTCATCAGTCTTGATGTTCGCTGAGTCGGCAAGGGCTGCTTGGAGAACGTCGTCCATGTCTATCCTCTCTGGTTAATTGACTCGTATCTTGATGGGTAGATAAACACGTTCGCGCCTCATCCACTTAAGGAGTTGCAGGTGTCCACCAAGATATTCTGAAACGATAGATGTGGCTAGACCGATGGCCACAGGATCTCCAGTTAATAGGAGATAATCTTCGAGTGCTATGTTACCAAGGTCTTCTCGGAGTTTGTCTACAGTAAACTCATACGAGAAATTAGTATCACCTGGTGGTAAAAGGGTGACAATATCACCAAACGACATGGCCGGAGCCAAGTCATGATTGGGCTGTTCTTGAATGACGTAGACTTTAGGCACTTAAAAGTCTCCTCTCTGATATTCAATATAGACACATAGATCAAAACAGTACATTAGAGAATTAGCCAATGCTTGATCTATTGTTCGCTAAGTATTGCATTATAGATATCAGTCCATTCGTGATTTGCAAGGTTGTTAATGGCGCGGGGCTTAATAGATGTGACATCAACAACTATCCAATCCTTGTACATATGTCTTTGACTTTCTAGCAAGGTTTGGACATTGTAAAGCATCACCACATTAATGTCAAGCGCAAGAACCCATAAATTCTTGTACTCAGCATGTCGAGCTCTCTTCTTAAGCCAAGCCAACTGAAATGTCTCAAACTTCATTTCAGCTTTGCGAATAACCTTAGTCTCTATCCAGCCCTGCTTTCCCTTGATAGCATAAGAGATATCAGGGGTCCCTGACTCGGTTGTATTCTCTACTCGTGAGTGATCACCCCAGAGTAGAAGTTTCTTCCTGACATGATTGCGATAGAATTCGGTTTCGTTCATTAGAATAGACTCAGTTGAACAGGTTTCTGGGGCTTTACTTTGGCTGCAACTTTAGTCTTTACTTCACGCTCACGCCCAATGCCTAGGTATTCACGTTCCTGTCGGCATTTTCGCAAGTAATCTTCCATCTTGCCTTCTTTTACAGCGACACACATTTCATGACAACCTTGCCCTATTCTTCCATCTTTATAATAAATGTAGAAGAATTCAGCTCCGTTGGCTTTAACTATCTGTGCGTCAGAATAGACCTGTGACATGAGGAACAACCTCTCCCCAACTGGATCCAAAATCAGGTGAAGCATCAAATGGAATGGTCGTCTCAATAGCGTGCTCCATGATCTCTTGGGTCCTGATTAACTCATGATCACTGAAAACGGTTCTACCGAGCTCGTCGTACACTTGTACTTGGGGAGTAAGACCCTCACCATCAAGAAGAATGATGCACTTCTTAATCTGATCGGCGGCGGAACCTTGGACCAAAGCATTCAATGCCTTGTGTACCATGGCACGGGCCACATTCTCAGCACCCCACTTCTCACAAGCTTCTTCATATGTGGGAACGGGTTTATTCCAAATGAAGGCATTGTCATGTTTGTCGGGAGAATATGACTTCTCCCACATGCTGAACCGTCGCTTACGACCGAGAATGGTCATGATCCATCCACGCTTGGCGACCATCTCCATACACTTCTCTTCGAGCTTCTTGACGTAGGGCACACCGTCATGGTAGGCTCTAAAGATCTCGTCCGCGACCTTTCTTGTGAGGTTCAATTTCTTGGCAAGCTTAGCCTTGCCCATACCGTAAGCAGATCCAAGGTTAATGTCCTTGGCATTGCGCCGACCGATATCTTTACCTGACTTGTCCTTGACAAGATCAGCCGTCATCTGGTGATAGTCAATCTTGGGATTGTCGAGATACTTCTGTCGAGCCTCGGCTGCACCTGGTAAATCTAGCAAATAGGCGTAATGCAAGAGGATCCGAGGTTCTTGCTGGCTATAGTCCCACTTGCCCCACTTTCCACCTTCGTCTGGTATGAATAGAGACCGGACCTTTTTGCCCCACAAAGGTGAACGCGTCGGAATGTTTGTGAGATTTGGCTTAGATGACGCAATACGACCTGAACGAGTGCCTTTGCTCTTGCCACCATCTTCATCTTCTTCCATGGCACGTAATTGATGCCAATTAGGATGAAGACGACCTTTGACATTCTTCTCAAGGATCATGCCCTCAACGAAGTCGCACCGGATCTTATGAAGTGTACGCCATTCGTTGAGTTGCAGACAAAATGGATCAGTCTGAATTTCAAGCCAATCACCATTGACCGATAGATTGTACTCACCAGTTTTCTGATTGATGGTGCCGGTCGTGGGAAGTTCTAGACCACGAGCTTGGAGAGCTGCTATAAGGTGTTTGTTAGAGCCGAGATTGATCCGGTATCCAGCCATATCGGCGAGGACATCATAGATTGAGTCCTCAGCAGATTTCATCTCGTTGCTGAGTTGCTCAGCACGGTCCAAATCTACTCTAATTCCACGAAGGCGCATTTTGAATAGAATAGGCTGAAGCTGCTGCTCCAACAAGAAGATGTCCCAGACTTCATCAGCCTTTAGAGCCTGTTCTTGCTCAAGGAAGATCATGACTGGGTTTTCAGCGTCATCTTCAGCATATTCACCAACGTATTCTGATGGCAAATACTTCATATGCTTTTTTGGATCCGCTCCATAACAGGCTGCGGCTTCTCGAAGCTTTGCTTCATTCTTGCCGTATCCTAGGTAATCTTTAGAAAGCACATCAAGGCTATAACCATCAGCCTTTTCTTCATTGAGCAATGGCTCCGCGACCTGAATATCACAGAGATCACCAAAGATCGGGATATCAAGTGAGTTTAACGCTTCAAGTTCATAGGTAAGATTTGCGCCGCATTTCGGCTGCCTTGCATCTTTGAGATGATGCTTGATATATGACACGACTTGGCTCTTGTCAAGGTTTCCCGAGACATGGCCAAATGGCAGATATATCTTACGGCTGTTTTCATCAGCCATTGAGATGCCAATGACTTCAGCATCTCCACGAATAAAACCCGGACCTTGTTTGTCAAGGTTTGGGTCGTTTGTTTCAACGTCGATGCCGATATATTCGGACCTAGAGAAGTCAGGCCACTGCGTAGAGTCAGTGGGTACCTGCCAAGTCTTATCAGGTGTAAACATAGGAAGTTGGTTTACGTCACTGATGGTTTTGGATCCACGTCTTCCGGGTCTACGCATCAGGTTTTCATCCGCTCTTGCTTAATTCGTTCCATCAATTCAATGGTGAATTGAGATTGAAAATGTTCCCAAGTTCTTCTTTTGCCTTGTGCACCAAGCCATAACACCTTAGACTCGTTGTGTGGATATTCTTCAAGAAACACAATCCGTTCACAACCTGTATTCAGTAGCGACTTGATGCATTGCATGCATGGCGAGGCTGTGCAATAACATGTCCTAATATCTTCGACATCATGGCATTGCACAAGGGCATTCATCTCAGCATGAGAAGCTAGACAAGCATCCAATCCACTACCAGAAGGCAGATCAGCACCAGGACACTTATGATCAATACAATGTCTAACACCTCTTGGCACTCCATTCCTACCCACACCAATGATGTGGTTAAGATGATTGGTCAGGACACAGCCGACCATACGCCGAAAGCAGGTTGAACCTGCTCCGGCGATAATGGCTTGCGACATAAAGATCTCATCATTATGCATTCGCTGCAAGACGAAAGCCCTCCACAACACCATCACCTTTGGCGTGACCCCAAAGCCAATGGATCAGATGCTCAGGTTCACCAAACCAGTCCAGCGGATCAAAGGCGGGATATGCCGCTGGCATGAAATCATCGGCAAGAATGAGCTTGACCTTCTCAAGGTTTGACTCATACAGATGCTGAGAACCTGCCGTCAACGTGATGTTGCCCAACTTCACAGTGAGACCAAGGTGGCGAAGATAAAGCGCCAAATACCCCGACAACATCGAGAAGTTAAAGATGTCATAAGGCCAGCCAAGGTAGGCATCAGACGACCGCATGGTGTCAAAGCAATAAAGCACACCATCTCGAATGAGCCACTGAACAGAGATAGTGCAAGGTACATCCTTGGTCTTGGGTGGGTTCTCACGCCAGATATTGATGACGGCTTGACGACTGCTTGGATCCTCTACCAAAGCTCGTGCAACACCGGCAATCTGGTCAACGATCTTAGGTCCGTAAGACCCAAAGAACCTGATACCATCATCACTGAACTTGGAGATCTCTTTGCTGAATGGAGCAATCTGATCGACCTTGTTGTCTCCAGACAGGATCCAGGCAGCCTCCGCTGCCATGAACTTGTAGCCAATCTTTCGGAAAGGCATGGTCATAATGGGGTAAGCCATATTGACCTTGGACTGATATCCCATCATCTCGAGACAGGGCAGTCCACGGGGCGCCGTCTTGTTGCCATACTTGACGATGTCACTGGCAACAGACAGCCAGGCTTGGTTGGCAGTGTAGGCTGGCTTAAACACTGGCGAGTCCTTTCAAGAACATAAGATCGTCTAGCTCTTTGGGAGCAAACCGACGATACCACTGAGGATGTTTTATCATGTCATGATCGATTTGGAAACGATTAAGTGCAGCAGAAGCACTGTGACCAAGGGCTACAACTGAAGATGGTTGAAGTTCGTCAACATATCTGTCAAGTGGAACTTGAATACCCTCAGGAGCATGAGCATTTGCCCACGCAAGTTTGTCTTCACCGATACCCAATTCAGCTAGGGCATTAGTGATCCACAGTGAGCTATTGCCATACTCGAAGAATGGCCACACCTCACGACGGGTCTTAGGATTGCTCTGGTCACCCACCAACAGTATCTTGGGCTTCCAGCTATTGCCGGCTACAAGCCTGTTCTTGGGATCTTCCCACTCTGGGGCGACAAGATCGGTGACAGAAAAGGCATGATCAAGCAGCCACCGACAGTAATCATCGAGAAATCTTCCATGGGTGTCAAGGTCGTAGTGGACAGCATCAAATCTCGGCCCAAGCGACTTGTAGAGTTCGGCATACCCATCATATACACCTTGCATGGTGGTGTACATTTCATCACGAGACTCCTTGAGTTTCTCGAAGCGCTCATAATATGCCTTCTGATCCGACGGGATACAGAAGACATAGGTCACACCATGTTTCAACCCGACCCGATCAAGCATGCGACCACCGAGAGGCCATTTGCTGCCTCCTCGAAACACATCTGCATAGATCTTTTCTGAAGCCCACCAACGATCCAGAATGACTGGTTGGTGTTGAGCATACTTAAGACAAAGTTCAATTGCTGCTGTGTGGTAATCAAACATACGATCTTTAAATCTATATGTTAAATGAATATATTTTGAGTTTCCAAAATATTCAGCTAATTTATTACAGAGCGTTGTTTTGCCACTTCCATCTGGACCTTCCACGCAGATTATTGGATGCATTTGTTCATTTCCTCTCTTAGCTCTGAAGATAGAGACGATTTAAGTGGATACTTAGCTCGCCAAGCCATAGCCTTTATAGCTCTGTCTTTCTTGTATTTTAAACTGCTAAACTGATTATAATACAAAAACCATAGTAAATAAGCTGCCGTTTCACCCGCTAATCTAGCGTATAGTATGGTTTTTCTAGGAACAATGGTAGGTGATTTTAATCCAAGATTTTCTACAAAATCCCTGAATTTATCTATGTCTTCTTTTCTCCCACATAAATTCATATGAGGACCTGCATTATCATAAGCTACTATACAACCATCTCCATCTATCATTCCTCTCCAAAAATGCTTACTTATATAGATATCATCTCTGATTTCATTCTTAAGACCTAATTTTATTAGATTGGGTTGAGAAGTACCTATGGAAAACACTTCTTGAATTCCATAGGTACTTGATTTTACTGCGTGCGCTACGTTATCTTTTCCAATATAATGAGCAAACGCTTCAACGGGCTCCTTGTGTTTCTGAGCAAAATACAAGGTTCCATTTGATGATATGTGACCGTCAGCTTGAAGATAACCAAGCCAATACAAGTCTTCATCAGATAATGGATCGTTAAATCGTTTTATAGCACTCATCGTTTCGTTCGTTCCGTCCCGAATTCAGTTTCCAAGAGAAGCATATAATGCTCCTCATATTTGGCGCGCTTTTCTGCGTCGCATGTCTGCATTACCTTAGACGCCAATCGTGCCGTCACGACTAATGCTGCTCTGTCGCAAAGAAAATATGACCCAGCTAAAAGGCCCAAAGCCTTAAACATCTGCTCCACAATTTCAGTGAGAACTTCTTCATGGGCTGACTCAGACTTACGGTTGCATTGGCACAGAAAAGCCGAGTCTTCAGTTTTGATTGGCGTGGACATTGTCTTTCACCAGGTCACTGTGATCGGGGGCAGTCCATCCTTCGGGTTTGACCACATCGTAGGCCGAGCCACGCTTGCTGTCAGAGATCTTTGCAACCCGCACCTTGGCCATATTGGCGGCATGCACACGATGCCAGGCTTCCTTGAAATCAAAGCCATGAATGTGTGAAGTGCCCAATACAACGTACACTAAGTCAACGAGACCGTCAAGCATTTCCTCAAGGTGCTTGGCCACTTTCTCTTGGTCAAGCTTCTCCAGTCCCAACTCGAACTGGAGGCTGACAGCGTGGTCCTCGTACTCCCGCAGCTCCTCCTTCATGAAGTCGCGACGGAACCTCGAGAGTTCGGGCTCAAGACTCCGGGGTTTTCCGTCGTACTCGAGACCAAACTTCTTGTGAAATTCCTCGATGTCCTTGACAGGGTCAAAGGGTTTGCCGTAAGGCGCCGTCATCGCTTCTATGTAGATATCCCTCTCTTCGCTCATGATAGTCTCCTGTTACTTTAATTGTTGATGCCAGGTTTTCAAACGCATAGCTTTTGATTTCGCTCTATCCATGATCGCTTGTCTATCGAGTCCAAAATGATCTATGTTCAGCTCTATATTTGCTAGAACGTCGGCCATTTCTTCTGATAACCAAACATGATTTATTTTACCTGTCTCTGGATCCCGTTCATCAATGCCTTGGATCATGCATCTCGCAGCAGCTGAACCACATTCGTTAAGTTCTTCTAACAATTTTCCCAGATGCTTGAGATTTATTGGAGAAACGTCAGGATGCCACGGATCATTATCAGACATGGATGCAATCCTTAGTTGTTGTGCTGCGGGTAACCTTCATAGGAGGCAAGCTGCTCCCACTTCTCAGAACTTGTCCAAGGCTTGGAAACCTCAGACAAGGGCTTGAACTTTCGGGCGTAATTGTCCTTGGCAAGTTTCAAGATCCAGATATTGTTGCGGGCATAGGCCGGCATCAATGGAGCAAAGATGGTCGCCAGAACATTGGTATCGTAGTACTTGTAGAGGCGTTCATACACCTCCTTACTGCCGGGGATCTCCTTGAACATTACGTCCCGGTAATCTCGTATAGAGGCGAACGTGCCATAATTCTCGGCAATCTCGAAGCCAAGATCCTCGATCATCGCGCCGAGTGCATCACGCTTCATCTCGTTGACATGGTTATCGGCGGCGCCAACGGACGAGTCATAGCAAGGCGTTGAGATAAACGCGACAGAGTCCTCACCATGATGGGCCTTGGTCTGCTCCATGATGAAGCCCATCTTGTTGAGCATGGCCCGAGCATGGCTCGGCTCTACATGCTCAAGCACTTCAAAGCAGGTAATGATGTTCGGGAGATCGTGCTCGCCTTCTTCGACATCGCCGTCGATATAGAGAACCGGCTTGACGGTGTCATCGATGATCTCGGGCTGACGGACAAGCACCTGCTTGGAGGCGAAGTCGACGGAGCCATAAGCGGACAGCGGGAACTTGCCCTTGCTGAACATGTCCGTCTTGAACTTGGCCGATTTGTTGTAGTCAAGGCCGATGTAGTCCGCGACAATGAAACGGTTCGAGTAGAGCATCTTGGCAAGGGGCATGTCGACGCCGCAGCCAATGTCGAGGACTCGTGCGGTCTGATACCGGCCACTTGTGCCCAGTTTGCGGGCCACGTGTGTCCAACGGAAAACGTGTGCGATATAGTCGCGATGTATCATAATCCGTTCTTCCGCGGTATCAATCGACAGGTGTGTGTTGTCGATGCTCTTGCCTCGAACATTGGCCATACTGAAATCCTCAATTTTGATGGAAAAGCGTTACAATCTCCATAATAGAGGATTATCTAGCTAAAGTAAACTCAAATAGTAGCCGGGCTGTGGATAAAGAAAAAGGGCGCCGAAGCGCCCTCTTATCATCCAACAAAAATGCATTGACCTGTATATTTTCCTTCATCATCACAGGTTAGTGAAATTTTGATTTTGCAGTGACTGAAATGGTCTCCACGACCAAAAATATCGCCAACAAATTTAAGAGCTGATTTTTGAGAAACCTCGATGAGGCAGGACATATCGTTATAGCCTCTCTGCTCTTCAACATTGCTGTAAAGAAATGTTCCGCCGCGAACAAAATGCGTAACACCAGCGCGATAAGAACGCTTGATGAGCTTGATGGCTTCTTCCTGGGTGACGTAATGATCGATCATGGTGTGTCTCCGTGGTTGATGATCCTTTGTAGAGTGTCCCAACGGAGAAGTAAACAGCTAAATGAGAAATTCATGAATAAAAAGAGGGCCCAAAGCATTTCTGCCTTGGACCCTCCCTCCAGCCGCTCAGCTCGTGCTGATGACTGCTCCCTCGCGGGCGGTCAACCCACCGCGGAGACGAATGGGTTGACCATCCGCTCCGGGGCTCAGGCCGCCGCCGTCTCGTCAACCGGCGCATCCGCCGGCACATCCTTGGCCTTCTTGCCGCGCTTGGGCTTCTCAGCAGCGCCCTCAGCGGCTTCCTTAGCGGGCTTCTCGTCGGCGCCCTCGATGGCGATCAGGCCATCCTCAACCATCTTCTTGGTGTAGAACTTGAAGACGCGGGCGGCGCCCTGGCGGGACTTGAAGCGCTCGTCAGCATCGATCTTCTCGAAGAGATCGCTCAGCGAGGTAGCAGTGCCGACACCGGTCGTGTCGTTCAGAACGGCCAGCATGGCCTGGATCTGCGGGGTCTTGACTTCGTCGCCGGGAACCTTGAGAAGGGTGACGGTCTTCATGGTGGAACTCTCCTGGGTTAAGGTTTAGAGCGTCCTTGCTCATTACCTGGGTTGATAGTAGTCTCGAACTCAAAGCTTGTACACCCATAAAGTGTGCCAAGCTTATGTTTATTTATGAGTCACTCCAAGGTCAAAATGACCATCTGACCCAAGCTTGGCATATTCAATCTCATAGTCATGTTTCTCGATGTGACGAAACATTGCTCTGGCTTCGTGGAGTGCTATCACCATCCTAAGATGGTAGATGATCTGGGCATTACCATCCCAAGGCACTTCAGAGTCGAGAAATTTCACGCGATCAATGAGAGCCCGACAGACTTCCTGATTAGTAGTGCCAGGCTTTGGTTCGTGAGGAGAACGCTGCACGAACTGTAGATGATGATAAGCATCACCATCAAGCTGCTTCAAAGCATAGGTATGACCGGGTTTAATGACTTCAGGCATGGCTAAATCCTCTATGAGGGGTGAGACATAGCATTCATTCGCCAGCGGCTATGCCTCAGATGAAGCTGGCTTATTGTAGGCCCATTAGTGACGGCCCATTCTCCGCCTCCTTAGTTGTCCGACAGGCGACCGTGCGTCGTCGGCTCAAGGCCTGGCCTACAGTTGGCTCAGGCTCGGCTCATGGAGGATCTCCGGCCCCAAAGGGCCGGAGTCTCTGTTCTCACTCCTCGTCGTCGGACTCTTCGTCCTCGGACTCATCAACCTCAGACTCATCACCCTCTTCATCGGACACGCCGACAGCATGGATGACGCCGAGAACTTCCAGAGCACGCCGATAGTAGGCGAAAAGCTGGTCATCCTCGATCTTGGACTTCACGAAGCCAAGGTTCTTGGCATAACCGGCGATATCAGAACCGATCATGGCATCACGCGGCGAGAAGATCTTCGCTGAGGCGAGATACTCAAGGAGACCACGCACCTGCTTCGGGGCGGCATTAAACGCCTCCTTGTATCCATCAGTCCAGGTCGCCGGATTTCCGACAGCCTTATTCAGGTAGTAGAACTTGTGCTTGAAGGGCTGGTTGCCAGACAGGTTGACACCATGACGGAGAACCTTGCCTTCAGGATCACGCCGACGAAGCGACGGATAGCGACGGACAACATTTTTGATGGAGTCCTTGGTGATGGACGGCGACTCAGCCTGCAGCTGCATCTCGTGAACCGAGACGGCATTCTCGAGCTGGTCCTTGGTCATCTCGTGACGACCAGTGATGTTGTAGAGTTTCGCCTTAGCGAGCAATTCGGTCTTGGTTGCCATGATCTTCTCTCCGCTCTTGCGTCGCTCGTTATGTTCGACGCGATGATTATTTATATGCCGCGCTACCGCCCATGTACATAGCTATTTTCAAAATTTGCGAAAATAATTTGCGTCCATTTGGGAGGGTATATAGAGAGCGTTTTCCACAAAGAACGCCAAGCCTGCAAATTGCATTGTACTTTACCCGTTAATGGGTATAATGTCAAAATTCAGGCCGAAATTGCCTGTCCATCAGAGCGGAGATTGAGATGCAAACCTATGAGGAGCGACCCTCAGGTCAATGGGTCGTGGTGCTTTTCCCACAGAACAAAATCAAGGATTATTCGGACGTTCGCCTGTTTCCGACCATGGATGCTGCGACGAACCGATATGCCAAGGCTACCCGGACTCAGCACATCTACTCCAGCCCCGGAGAGATGGTGCATCGCCACGGTGGTCCGGTGCTTCACAAGTTTCTCGTGGATCTGGTCGAGCAATATGACCGACCTGCTGAGCGCTACAAGACTTGTGAAATTGGTGATGGCGAATTGATCGCGAACACCGAGATCCACTCCAGCAAACGAACTGAAGTGGCCGATGAGCTTTGGCGTGTGTGCCAACTCATTGGAGACAAGACTCTTGGTATCGTCTCAAGCGGTGATGACGACGACAAATTTAAGATCCGCATCGATCGTATGACGACGCCTGAAGGTCGTGAGATCTGGAGCAAGTTCCCCAAGCAGGCACGTCAGATCATCGAAGCGTTGATCACAAATGCCAAGTCCATTATGACTGAGTCTGAACTCCAGAAGCTTGTTGCCAAGCTTGTGGCTGATCGAGTGATGAAGACCAAGCAGGATCCATGGAGGATCTTTGCTTATTATGCCCCAATGTTTGGTGATCATGCCTTGCTGTATTACCCGGGGAAGCGCCACAAACTAGAAGACCATGAAGACAATATCTGAGCCACGGCTCTGAGGGTCTATAATGTCAAATAAGCAGATAACCTGCGAAGAGATTGCGGTCAGTCTCGGGGGCGGTAAGGAAAAGCGAAATGGCGATGGATCATGGAATACCCGGTGTCCGGCCCATCATGATGACGGCCCATCACTTTCAGTAAGTGAGAAAAACGGCAAGATCCTTGTGCGTTGCCATGCTGGCTGCACACAAGACGCCGTCATCAGTGCGTTACGTGAACGAGGCCTGTGGGTTGCCAAAACCAAGACGTGGACATCCAAGCCATTTGCGCCAAAGGGTTCAACGCCGCCAACGGCTATGGACCATCCCAAGTATGGCAAGGCCTCCAATAGCTGGGTTTATCGAAACCGCCAAGGCCTGATCGCCGGTATCATTTGCCGGTTCAACTACCAAGATGGTGACAAGCTCCGTAAGGAGATCTTGCCCATGACGTGGTGCATGTCCGACGAGGGCGAGCATCGTTGGTGGTGGAAACAGATGGCGGAACCTCGATGCCTCTACAATGAGCATCGACTGGATGAGCATAAACCCATCCTCATTGTCGAGGGCGAGAAGGCCTGTGATGCAGCCCAGAAAATCGTGGGCGATCAATATCTCTGCATGACATGGCCAGGTGGTAGTAAAGCCGTCAAACGGGCTAACTGGAAGCAGTTGGTCAATCGTGACATTATCATCTGGCCTGATGCTGATGAGCCCGGAGATATGGCGGCAAGATGGCTTGCTGAGATCCTGATCGAGGAAAATGCCCGATCAATTCGTCGTGTGATGCTACCTGAGGGATTGCCTGAAGGTTGGGACATTGCTGACGAGATGCCTGCGGGCCTTACATTTGACCCCTTAACACTTATTCGTACTGCGCCATCATACAAGCCTCAAGGCGACTCGGTCGTTGAGAAGTTCAATCGTGAGTTTGCGCTCGTCATGATTGGTGGCCAAGCCGTGGTCCTCCAGGAGGAACGCAAATACAGTGATGGTAAGGTGGATCTCAAATATCTGTCCGTCACAGCCTTCAAGGAGTTTTACGGAAATCGGCAGGTCATACAAGGCAAGCAACAGATACCGGAAAGCTCATATTGGATTAAGCACGAAGAACGGAGATCATATACCTCCGTCGTGTTCGAGCCAAACAGTAATAATAAGCAGGCGTATAATCTATGGCGGGGTTTCTCTTGTGAGGCTGATCCCACTGGAGATTGGTCACTTCTTGAGAACCACATCGAAGAGAATTTGGCCCGAGGAGATCAATCTTTAGCTCACTGGATCATGGGATGGTTTGCGCACATTGTGCAACACCCAGATGAGAAGGTTGGTACATCTCTCGCGTTCCGAGGAAAGCAGGGCACAGGCAAGACGATCATTGGCAAAGCCATGGGTGCACTATATCGCCCACATTATGTCTTGGTTGAAGACTCTCGATATGTGCTGGGCAACTTCAACAGCCACATGGCGTCAACTCTATTGCTTCATGCTGACGAAGCATTCTTCGCTGGTGATCCAAGACACGTCGGGCGACTAAGAGGTATGGTCACGTCCGACAGTCACCGGATCGAGATGAAGGGCAAGGACTCCTTCGAAGTCAACAACTATATGAGGCTCTTGGTCACCTCGAACAATGACTTCATTATGCCTGCTGCCTTCGAGGAAAGACGGTTCGCGGTTCTGGATACAGGTGAAGGCCGAATTCAGGACAAGAACTATTTCAAGGCGATGTGGAAGCAGCTAGAGAATGGTGGCTTCGGTGGATTGCTTCATCATCTACAATCATTTGATCTTTCAAATGTAGACATTGGCGTCATTCCAGTCACAGCTGCTCTTCAAGAGCAAAAGCTATTCAGCCTTGACGGCGTCATGCGTTTCTGGTTTGAACGGCTATGGCAAGGTCAGGCCTTGCCTCATCTTGAGAAAGACCTATGGCCTGACTTCATAGCCGTTGAAGATATCTACGACGCTTATCTGAAGCGGTCAGAAGCCTGGGGTGAACGTCGTCGCGTGGACATTCCGACCTTTGGGAAGGAGCTCAAGAAGATCTGGCCCGGTACCGTGCTCAACAAGAAGCGTGTCAGGATCAAGCGTATGGATCGCTATGGACAGCTCAATGAGCAAGAAGTAATGGCCTACAAGCTTGACCACCTGTCAATCCATCGCAAATGCTTTGCAGAGATTTGTGGCGCTGTTGATTGGCCAGCAGAGGGTGAAGAGGCTCCTGATCTTCCTAAGTTCAAGGAGACTGAGAAGCAGGATGATGTTCCATTTTAGCCAACAATAGCTATTGGCCAGGGGCCACAATAGAAGAACTCGCCATCAAAGATGTAGCCCAAGCCTAATTCCTCCAGATATCCGACATCATGTGACCATTGTCTGGATACCTGGAGATGACAGGATTTGCCCCAGATTGCAGCAGGATACTAAGAAGGACGAGAGCCTGGGCCCTCGTCCTATTCTGTGGAAGCGGCATTTTCATGGTCAAAGTCTCCAGTTGAACTAGAGACAATTGTACCTATTAACGGTTAATCTTCCGTTAGACAGCTACAGGTGCTTTAATTGCAGCGTGACTCTCATAGCCAATAAGCTGAATATCATCTAACCCAAAATCCCAAACATTCTTAACGCTGTTTTCACCTGTATAGATAAACAGCTTAGGAAAATCTAGTGGCGCACGTTTGAGTTGTTCTTCAGCAGCATCCATATGATTATTGTAGAGATGTAGATCACCAAAGGTGTGAATAAAATCTCCAACCTTGAGACCACATACACCGGCCATTAGGTGTGTAAGCAATGCATAGCTGGCAATATTGAATGGCACTCCAAGTAAAATGTCAGCTGACCGCTGATACAAATGACATGAGAGCTTCCCATTTGCCACAAAGAACTGAAACAGGCAATGGCATGGGTGCAGCGCCATGTCGTCGTTCCATGCTGGGTTCCAAGCCGTTACAACATTACGTCGTGAATTTGGATCCTTTTGTATCAGCTCTTGAGCAATAGCCATCTGATCAATATGACCACCACATCCTTCTCGTTCTGGAAAACGACGCCATTGCGCTCCATATACAGGTCCAAGATCACCATAGCTTGGTTCAATATCTCGATCAATTAGGCCTTGCTCAAATTCCCTAATCGACAGCTTTTGACCTGTTGACCTATTAAATTCAGCTAGTGGCCAGTCGGACCAGATTGATACGCCCTGCTTGATCAGTGGAATGATGTTGGTCTCGCCACGAAGCATCCAAAGCAATTCGGCGACCACGCCCTTCCAAAACACTTTCTTGGTGGTCAGGAGCGGAAACCCCTGTTGAAGGTCGAAACGCATCTGGGCTCCGAAGATGCCTCGCGTTCCGGTGCCGGTGCGATCACCTCTCTCAGCAACGTCTGTTCCATAACGAAGCCGACGGAGCAAGTCAAGATACTGATGTTCTGGGTGTCTCATCGCTGAATGCCTCCCTGCTTCTTTGCAAGATAATGCTTCACAGTTGCATAAAAATCTTCGTCCTTGCCATCAATGTTGACGAGCCACTGAAGATAAGCAGTTGGCAGTGAGTCAAAGCGCTGGCCTGCATGCTTGCCAAAACTGATCTTCTCTTGAATGACTGGAGTCTGAGTCAACTCGATCAATCGCTCGACACTACCTGCCATATTCTGAAGATATATGAAGAGATTAGCGGAGACAATGGCGTCATAAAGTGCCCGGTGTGGTGCAAGATCTGCCGGTACATCACACTTGAGCTTCAGGAAATAGCGCAAGACCTGGTTCTTGTGGGATGGTGCCTCCTTGACTAGGTGGCGCGCTGCTCGGAGTGTGCAAAGCCAAGCCTTGTCAAACTTGGGGACGAACCGCTTGTCGAATGGTGCATTATGGGCACCGACATAATCTGCGTCAGCTACCCACCCATGAGCGTCCTTCATGTATTGCTCATGAGGCATAGCGTCAACGACATCAATGTCGGTCAGATGATGGACAGCCGAAACCTCAGGCGGAATTGGCATGCCTGGGTTGATTAGCGTCTGAAACATGTCGACAATGCGACCATCCTCGATGACGACGTGGGCATACTCAACTGCCTTGTCTGTATGTCCTAGTCCAGTGGTTTCGGTGTCGAGGATAAAGACTTTGGTCACCTGTGTCTCCTGCTTCCATGATGAAATCTTATATATGGACCATTATCGATATGCAGATGCTGCATTCGACCTGAATATGTTCCAAGTCCTCCTTGGTGGTTAAGCCTCAACCAAGCAAGGACCTGACCATAGCTACCACGAGCAGGATGAAAATCAATAGCCTTGCATGAAGCATGATAAGAGGCATGTCGTGTGCCAGCAATCCGAGCATTTCGTCTATAGGTGGAGATTACTGTGACCTTGCCAAACCTATTTTCGATAGCTTTGAGGGTATTCTTTAATTCTACCGGTAAACAGGATATACTGACACTTGATTTACTTACCGGATAATTCATCTTGGACCCTGAGTCCAGTGTCTGACATCCTCCAAGAATAATAGATGTCAGACCTACAATCAAACCATATCGCATGATTTTACTCTTTTTATGATTGTTGTTAACAGTATAATGCTTGGATGCCAAAGTACACAAGATGATGTGCCTGACTAGTCCACACCCCATTGCTTGTAAAGAGCTTGAAGGTTCTCACCAGTCTTCTTGGCTTGTTCTCGAGCCGTAGCTCTCATGTACCAGCGCTTCTTCTTGAATTTGATGGACTCAGCGTTCACATGGTAATAGCGCTTCTTTCGCTGAGCCTGGGCCTTACGATGATTGATCACTACGCCTGGGGCTATAGTACTTTCATAGGTCGTGAAACGCTTCTTACAGACAAGACACTCACGTCGACGTCTGAATACATTATCGGGTGCCTGACGTGAGTCAAGCACCCGGGTCTCTTCATTGCATGATGTGCACTTCACACCACTGGATCCTTGTCTTCAGGTTCAGGTGGGAAGGCAAAGGCTTCTCGAACGGCTTTGCGCCAATATCCTTCAGCTTCATTCCAGTGTTTTCCGCCAATATCAAAGTCTCTGGTATCATCAGGAACTCCACTGAATGGTTCCTTGCCATGGGCTGTGATAACTTCAAGATAAGCTTCTGGGTTGACCCTTGATAGAGTTTCCATTACAACTTGATGATAACGGACATAGGTCTGCCGTGTATACTCCGAATGAAATCGTCGCCGAGTTTCATGTTCCCAGGAAGCCATTGACGAACTAAGGTTCCACTGGTGTTCATCGTGAATTGCTTCTTTTACTCCACGAAGAAACTTCAGGCGATCCTTGATAGTCATGGCATCACTAGAATAACGGCTGGTCAGACACTCTATAAAGCGCTCTCGCACCTCTTCATTAGACCACAGCGACTCGGCAAGAGCGGCAGGGTCAGCCCGCTCAAGGATCTCATCAAGCATGTCGACAATCGGGATCACCAGTGCATTGTCACGCACTTCGATGTTCGGGAAGTGATCTCGAGGATTGAAGCTGTTGGGTCCAGATGAATATGACCCGTAATTGGCACGGGTGTCCTCGATGGTGACAGGCACGTCCTTGGGCACACGGATCTGCTTGTTACCATAGGTGCCATGGATAACGTAAACAGCTTCACCAGTGTTTCCATCGATGAAGTTGGGCTCTGATGGCTTCTTGGCAGTAAGTTGAACGGTCATGTCTCATTCCACTTCTTGATGACAGTGCACCACTCGCTGAGTTCAGAGACACACCCAAGAACGCTCAATTCACCTTCTTCAAAGGTAATGACGAACTTGTTGGTGTCACGATTGCCCCATTCTTTAGAGTCAAACTCCAAAGTATCTCCCAGATGAATTGGGCTTTTATTTCTGTCAACAAGGCCTGTGTCAAGGCCTAATTCATCCATACGACCTGTGGTCATACGCGTTCTCCCGTAAAGACGGTTTCATACGTTGCAGGGCGATTTATCGATGTAACACGAAATATCAATTGCTCGCCACCAAACCAATGAGCAATTACTTCACCCAACTCCAAGGTATCACTTGAAGGCCAAGCTGTGAGTGGTTCCTCTAGAATGAAGGTCCATGGATCTCCAGCTTGTATCGTCTTGAGAGGATGTTCTCGTGAAACTTCAAGAATGTCAGGCATGGCTATCCTCTTAGTAAGAGAAGAAACAGAAACAGCAAACATGTAAAGAGAATAGTCATGTCTGTCTCGAGCTGATCGTTGTTGAAATCCTTAGCTCGAGATATCCAGACGATTGTCATCATCATGGAAAACAGACAGAGGACTATTTTCATGTCAACTTGGTTCCTCTGGATGTCTTTCAGGATGCATGAGAATAGGATAACCGAAATCTACATCTTCGTCTGGTACAACCACAACGATAAAGAAATCACCAGTGCCGCTTAGACCTGGCATACAGCCTCCATTGGCTGCATGTATCTTCGGTCGCGCATCGGCTCCACCATTATAATATGGCTCGTGGACTGAACGGGGCAGGACGCCTCGTGCAGATGTATACCACTTGCCTCGTGGCTTGAAACAATGAAAGGTGGCGTTGTGGGTCATGTCACTCCTCAAGCTTCTTCAAGAGTTCAGCAGCCTCGGCATTGCTTTCGGCAAGCCTTGAGAAACGCTCACGAACAGACTGTTCCTTGAGCATTAATTCGAGCTGGGCTCGGATCTGATCCTTTTCCTTCTTCTTCAATAGAAGATCCTGGTTGGTCTTCTGCTGAACCTTGATCTGTTCCTTGGAAAGGAGACGAAGATAGAACTTTGTGGCACGAGCTGAGGCAGTCTCGTGCACTTCCGTCACCCTGGCAACCTTGATACGGTCGTCAAAGGCGGTCTGGGAATAGTATCCCATTCCGGTGGTGTCCCAGCTGATGGACGTGACCACAAGATCACCCAGCTCCGGTGCATCATTCTCAGGCACTAGATAGTGATATTCCGAGCTTTTGCCCGTAACCTTGAAGATAACAGCGACTGACTTCATGGTAGTTCTCCTTAGCAGCGGGACTTCAAGCCCCAGGTTGAGATGAGTGAGATAGGCCATAGAGCAATATGCATCTCGGTAGTCGGAGGCACATGACAGGCATTCTCGACGATACGCTTCGTCGGTTGAAACGACAAAGTGCCCATCAAGATATAGCTCGCCATAAGGCTGGCGGCGACAGCAGCTCGGAATGATGACACAACGCTACTCCGGTTTACGATTGATGATAATGGCACACTTGTCGCCATCTATGGAGGTGTACTCAACACAGATGGTTTCCGGTGTCATAATGAGATTGGTCTGCGGCCATTTCATCGGCGCGGTCGGGAAAACCTTTGCCGCAGCCTTTAGCCATGCCTCAAGCTTCATTATCTTGCGGGGAGTCGCCATTCCACTCGTCTTCATGATGCCAAGACGAGGATGGCTGTATGTGACCATGGGCATGATCACACCTCTTTCCCAGCAAGCCATTCGGCTGCTTTAGCTTCATCGGTAGGGTTAAACTCAAGACCGATGGTCTTCCAGAACTTTCCAGAAACAAAGGCGTTAAGATTTCCATAGATATTCCGGCGGATCGAACGCTTGCCCTTGGGGGTCTGCTCGATCTGGGCGTTGATGAAGAATTTCATGGTCAGTCTCCGCTCTTGATATAAGCATCCTATGCCGAGATCGCCGGAGTGTACACCACAAAATGCACCTACGTGGAAATTCGTTCGCCATCGTAGAGAAACAGGAACTTGTCCAAGGCGTCGGCCGTCTTGAATGCCCAATAGACGTGGTCGTCGATGGGCACACGGAGAAGGTGGCCACAAACCTCTTCCACAGGTTCTGGCTTAATGAGCGGCTCTTTTGGCGTCTTGGCCATGAAGCCATAGCCATTCTTCTTTCGGTCCCAGAAAGCTTGGTTCTTAGACCATTTTGAGAGTTTCATAGGCACACCAGTTCAGTTGAGCCGTTGGCATGGATCTTATAGCCCCAGGGCAATCCATGACAAGGCGGGTTTGAGGGTTCTGGGATCTTGATGACAAGAGAGATCATCACCAAAATTACCAAGCTGAGGATTACCTTTGCCATGGGAACTTGCCTTTGCCATCCCATACCTTGTAATTTATGTAATGGTCATCGTCCGTCTGAACATGAGTGCAAGTCGTCTGAATGTGCTGCACAACCATGAACTGAAGACCAGGCCATATATTTGACATTGAAGTGGCAACGTCAAGAGCTTCTTGATACGTATACTTGTCGGCAAATTCGTAGATCATGCGGCCTTTGCATAGGACCATGTAGCTTTTGGGCATCAATATTCTCCGAGGTTCTCAAAGCGACCATCGTTGAATTCTTCAGGTAAACGACCGTATAGCTTGCCACCGTCGTCTGCCTGATAGACAGTGATCTTGTCACCTTCCTCGATGACAACGCCACCTTTGGCAGTCTGGAATTCGAGTTCGCCAAGTTCCAAGTATGTGGTTTGACGTTTCTTGTGCTTCATGTGGCGCTTCCCACGTCTAAGAGCCGTTAAAAGCTCAGGGACAGTGCAGGTCAGGTTCCAATCCTCTGGATTGTCGCTGAATGTGCCATCACACAATCCAAAGATGATTTCTGTGAGAGGATCCATTGGACCTGGTTTCATGATTTCTTTGCCTTTGCGTGATTGACAGTGGACATGTGCTTCATGGTCAACTCGTAAACGATGTGAGGCTGGCCTTCTTCTGACGTCAACTTGTCGGCATGGTCAGTCGCCTCTTTAAGACTGAGAAAACCACCCTTGCGATAGGGACCAACGTAGGCGCGAACTTCAAACATGACAGGTTCCTCTAGAACGGGATATCGTCGTCCAGTCTATCACTGTTGCTCTGATGCTGTGAACTAGACGAACGGCTAGACCGACTGTCGTCTTGGTCATTATTCTGGGAACCGCCACCACCACGACCAAACATCTTCATTTGAGCATTAAAGCCACTCAGAACAATCTCAGTGATGTAATTCGTCTTGCCGTCATGTTCCCATGACCGGTACTCGACCTGCCCCTCAATGAGGACTTCCATACCCTTTTGGAGATACTTCTCCATGATCTTCGAGAGATTGGGGTTCATGCACACAATGTTGTGCCATTGCACCTTCTCTTTCTTTTCACCAGTCTGCTTGTCGGTCCAACTCTCTGAGGTGGCCATGCGGAATTTAGCGATGGTCATGTTTCCGGGAGTGGTAATGACGACATCGGTACCGAGACGGCCGATCAGGGTTACGCGGTTCATTTCTTATCCTCTGGGTAAAGGTATTTCAGGTCAGGATGACCTGGAGTCCAAAGACGACGACCATTCTGAACTGAGTGCGCTCTTATGAGCTTAATGGTGTTCTTTATACCATACTGTCTATACAAGGTGTAAACATCTCGTTCACACCAATCATCAGGACAATGTACAGTAATGTATTCACGCAGCTCTTTGGGGAGCTGCATGAAATATAGATCTCGTTGATCAACGGTCAGTAGAGACCGCTCATCACCATGTGCATTGTGGTTATCAGCCATTTATGACAGTCTCTTGGTTTCCTGAGCATTCATGGGTCGGTTGATGTCGACATTCATGGCAGCAGTCGTGCCGGCAAAATCGCCAATAATACCGTGTCCACGATCTTGAAGTTTGGCTTCAGTACCCTTGGTCGTTTCTTTCACAAAATCATCGATGGCTTTCTGAAGATCGATGTCCAGAGCAAAGGCTTGAACTTTGGGTGCAATAGTGCGCAACCAACCCTTACAGAAACCGTCAAGTTCGGCACTCATCTCAGGACCACGAGAATATCCACTGTGGGAGAGTCTTAGAGAGAATGCAGCACGTTCCTTCACCAACTGGCGCTGAAGAAAAGTCACAGTGTACTCAGCCAAGGGCAGGTTCATTTTGGGACCGATATAGTTGTATCGCGCCCAATAGTCCTTCTTGTTTTTGCTATTGCCATGTCTGAAAGTGGTCTTGCAGCCAAAAGCATTGCCAATGATGGCAAACAAATTAGCTTCCCAATCCTTGGCCTTAGAAATTGACTGCGTTGACTTGATCTCAATTGTCCCGATCTGATGGCGCAGCAAACTGGACTGAGTCAGATTGTGCTCAGCCATGATTTCACTTGCCTTGGCAAGTGCAGCAGCTGCCTCGTTGGCATTGCTCGAGGTGGACAGATTGAGGAGTTTCTGGATTTTGTCCAGCAGCTTGGAATTATCGGTATTTGCTGTCATGATCGCTCTCCATGAGGGGTGGCACTTATGGATGCAGGCAATTACGCCTGCAGCTTAAGTGTCAGAATTCTTTGCAAATTTTGGAGATTTGCTCATCAGTCAGAAGTTTAAAACAATAATCTATGAACTTGCCTGGAGCATTTTGATTGTGCTCATTACATATTGCCACAATCACGGCAATTTGACCTACTGTCAGTGAGACTTTTTCTCCATTCTTGCTTATAAAAGCAAGATGATGATTTTGTGGATGCACTAAATTTGCATCGTAGTTATTTGAACTGTTTGCCATTTTGGCAAAATCAAATGTGGTTGTCAGGGTATGGCGAGTTGTGGTAATATGAGTCATGGTCGTTCTCCGTGGTTGATGTTAAGATCCTACGGCGAAACGGGCGGCATGTACACAGGCTTGCGCAACTATTTTAGAGGGAATTACGAAAAGCGTGGCCCTTCTCTTTATCATTATCATCAGCACATTCCTCGCACAGAAAACCACCACCCGTGGAGTAGGCGGCAATCTCCCAAGTGCACCAAGCCCATGATCGACAGACACAACAATAAGTTGGTCGTGTCATGGGACACCACCAAGATGGAAGTCGGAGACTCCATGACGAGGGTCGCGCTCTAAAGAGAGTGGATCTCAATCGTTGATACAATTCTTCTCGGGCTCGGGCACTCATCAGTAATCCACCGGATCATAGCCATGCCAATCGTAAGGAGGCTCAGCCCCGCAGTGATCGCAGTAGTAAGTGCGATCACCACGTTCGTATTTGTAGTCATGATCAGGACAGCATTCTTCACACCAAGTAGGGCCTTTGGTGTTAGAGATGTCAGTCTCCTTGCCACAGACTGTGCATTTGAATTCAGTACCTGGCGCCGAGTATTTGGACAAGTTCAGGCTCCCTCTTAAGAAGATCATGAACTACGTTTCTCATGATATTGAAGTCGGTGCCCTTGTAGTTTTGCTCCAAGAGGGCTTCAATGACATAGGCCTTGTTCTGCTTGTCAGCAGCTTCATAGGTTTTATGTTTGGTGCCGTTGGAGTCGATGTACTCTTTGATCGTTACGACTTCGACTTCAGGTACTTTGAGAACAACAGTGATCGTGTCTTCAAGTGCGATGTTGTTTTCAGTCATTTTGATTTTCCTTTAACAATGTCGGCTAAGGTCATTCTGCTCTTATGAAGCCAGACAGACTTAAGATCTCCGCAATGGATCCAACTGACTTCATATAAAATACCTTCACCTTTCCAGGTGACACCTGTGACGTTGGCTATGAGATCTGTACAGCCATCAATGTAGACTTTTTGGTGAAGTCCAAACTCAGCAAAGAATGCAAATAAACCAACAGTCACTCGTTTGTCATCAATAGGTCGATTTGAAGGATTATCAGTCATGGTGTGAGAGCCTTATATTGGGTGAGAGTGCGTTCGCGGATGAGCATCCCCATAGCCGGATCGCCACGGTAGTGTGGCTCGATCCAGATAACATGCTCTGCTTCTGTGTCTCGGTGATAGCATCGGAAATGGCCCAGGACACGGTGATATCGCTTTCGTCCGCCTCCACCTTCCAATGAGCTGTTTCCATCATGAGACTGCCGACTAATAACGCCCATTCTTGATCCGAGAATTCCAAACCGCATTTTGATGTGGCTGTATTCGAGCAAAGCTGGCTTGTTGTTACGGGCTCTCTTTTTCTGAAGCTGCGGCGAATGTTGAACATCAGTCTTCTCGATCACCTTGGGTTGCTGCAATAAGAACAATCCAAACAAGCAGCACTTCATGGCAAGGTTCAAGGTCTCTTGCCATTTGCCAAGGTTTACTGTGGCGAGTTCTTTCTCATCAAGACACCATTGCAACTTGCCGTAGATCTCAGCGTCTGGGTAAGGAGGAGTATGAAGATCATATACAGCAACGACAGTTACTACTTTGCTGCCAATATTGCGATCATGCAAAGAACTTACCACATACATTTTGATAGGTAAATCAGTTTTACCTGATGGGCAGATTAATACACCGAGCCTCTCAAAATAGATCTTGTCTTTATGAAAGACACCTGTGTCCTTCCACTCGACCCAAATATTTTCTGAGGGAAGTCGAGTGTTACGAAAGACCATGTGCATGTCAATTTGCTTCTCTCTAATCATCTCGGCAATGACTAGATGAAGAGGCTCTTCAAAAACTATGCGATCTGCATACTTCGCATATTCATTTTTTGATGTGATCTCGAGAGTCAGCCGATCTATTACCTCTTGGGCAATGTGATGATCAGCTGGTTTTTCGATAAACTGCTGAGCAAGGGTTGTCATCAGAGGTACATCAACTTATAGCCGACGACAACTGCCCAGCCGAGCCAGACGATAAAGGCAATCCACATGAGGAGCTTTTTCATGACAACCATCCATAGATGATGTAGATTGAAGTCACAAAAGCAAAGATCACATAGCCGAAGATAATCAACCACAGGGCTCGGCGTGGGATCTTATCGAGAATGTCCAAAATTCGGTTCATTTCGGGAACGCCTTCTCGAAAGCCTCAACCGGGAAAGCAGGTGGGTCAACTAACACGTCGTTGCCATAAACAACTAATGGAGTCATAGGATGACCTTCACCATACCAAACATTGGCGTTGTCAGCGCACTTCTGTGCTTCTTCTTTGCTGTTGCAAACAGCATGGATATGCATAATCATACCGGTTGCACGAGATTTATGAACTACGGCATAGCAACGCTTGATCATGGTAGTCTCCGCTCTCTTGGGTTGGTTAGGAATTGGCGCGGACGATGGCGCCGGGTTCTTTGGTCCACTTGGGTCGGTCATCTTCGTGAGCAGCACCCACCCAGATCTTCACAGTTGGCGGCGGCATCTTTTGCTTTAATGCCTGCCTGATGTCTTTGGAAGATGCTGGCTTGACAGCAACGACAAGGTGGCCCATGCCTGCTTGAAGCATCAGCCCACGAATATCAGCAGCCATGAAGTTCAGCGTCGCATCATTGGTTTGCTTTCCAATGTAGCTGTCGACGATCAATTGGAGATGATCTTGAAAGGTCATTGACCGAAAAATCCTCCCCAATATAGCAACCAGATAATTAGAACTGCATTAAAAAATGCTGCTCCAACATCATAATTACTACGTGGTTTTCCATGCTTGATAGCGAACAATATTATATCTGCTGCTATTAGAAATAGCATAATGGCTTGTGGCCAACCAATAGTTAAGGTCATGGATCTTTCCTGTTGATGTAGAGCCAAAAGCCATTGACCTGACGATTGGCAGTGATTACGACCCACCGACGATATGGCGTTTTGAATGCAAACCAACGGGCATACCATGGGGTGAGTTCCCATGGTCCCGCTGAGATCTGGATGTCGGGAGGAGTGGTCATTCGAGTTCAAGCTCTGCAAGCAGCTTGTCAGTCAGTTGAACGGCTCTTTGAACAGCAACGTCATCCTTAACGTGACCATAAGCACCTGGATTTGCCAAGATACCTTGCAAAGCTGCCGTGGCAATATATTCACGCTTGGTGAGACCACCTTCTGACTTGGCGATTTCACCAACTTTCATAAGGTGTGGAAATGCATTATCTTTTAGGGGATTAACATCTATCATGGTAGCTCTCCTGGGTTTCCCACATGACTGCACCAACACAAGGGAGATGCAGGGTATGTAGGAACATACCGTTAAATGCTGTTAACCAGCTGTGCAAGCCATCACGAAAGCCCGGGGCCATAATGGCTCATCCACGGGAGTTAACATCGGGGCGTTGGGAGCGGGATGCTCTGAAGGCCGTATCCCGTTATCCCTATGGTCGGCCTATTCGGAACTATATGTCATGCACCTGTTCCTTCCAGGGTGAGAAGTTTCAGGGAGTATTACGCCAGTTGCTTCTGACTGACAAGGGCGTTGGATAAGGCGCCATTGGCAAGGTCAGAGGCAATCTGACGTTCGCGGCGGATGTCCGCGGCGACTTCAGCAGGAGTGAGCATGTGCTCCATGGACTGGCCGAGCACCTTGACACCTGCAACGTTGCAGGTCGTGGTGAATGCACGAGCATCACCCTGCGTTTCGAAGAGGAAGCTCTTGCACTGGATCATGAGATCCGTGGGAAACTCGACGGTCACTTTGTAGATGGTCTTCACTTTTGGTCTCCGCTCTTGTGGTTGACAAGAGTAATAGTAGTGTGATTTTCAGGCAGCGTACACGTCAGATTGTGCCGAGTCAGAGTCGATATGACTCAGGCTGTTGAACGTAGCCTATGATCATGCGGTAATACACATGGTAGACAAGGCCGTTGACGTCCTCATCAGTGCCAAGGTACTTGAAGCCTGTGACTGACTCAGGTGACTCAAACTCAATGCCTGTCCAGTACGTTATGAATTCGTATTTGCGGAACTTTTGAGGACTGGGGTCAACCTCAGCCCAGCACACAAGATTGTGACCTTTGTTCTGGAAACCCGCCTTTATGATCTTGGCTTCGGCATCTAGGACATGGTGTATGATTGTGCCATGCCCAAATGACGTGAGGGAATATTTGTAGATGACTTTTTGCTTAGCTGCCACTGAGTTTCTCCACTAATGCTTGTCGAGCGCGTTTTGCTTGCTCGAGCGGTGAATACTTTATATACTCCTCTTGGGTTATTCCAACAAGAGCGGCTATAAAGCGATGGTAGACCGGTGTGCGGATGACGACCATGTGGTCGCCAAATCTGTTGGTGTAGAAATGTACGTCAATCTCAAGTTTGCGTACACCTTTCTTTATGAAGTGGGCGCGATCTTGTCTGAGGACGTAGTCATGAAGCTGTTGGCAGGCGACACGTGGGTTGTTGGTCTGGAAGATGACCTGAACGTTTATGTCACGGAGGAGGTATTTACCGGTGATTTTCGGTGTATATGCCATAGGAAATATACCGGTAGAATTAAGGCGATGGATCGGAATGGACACAGACGGTCAGTCTGGCTTGTCAGTCAAGTCATATTTTCATTGGATCAATAGGCTCGTCCCTAACATGGGATCCCTTAAACCTAAGGTAGAAATGATTAGTTGCTTTGCAGGTTGTACACCAAGCCTTTAATCCTTTTGTGGGTATCTTGTTGTAAGTGTCCACAAATCTATTAGGGTTAAGCATACTCTCTTTTGGGCCATATGGAGCGTCTCTGAATAGTTTGTAAACGAGATGATCATTGTGACACCGGATATCTGATCCTTTCGGAATGTGGCCATAAACTACACTGATTTTTCTCATATCTTTTTCAGAGATATCAATGAGGTTTATCATGAGATCACCGGGCGTTGATTAGGTCAAACTCAGGATCATCATCATCTTCAATATGATCTGGAGCGTCTTCATCATCAACAGAAGTTCCGGTCACATTGATAATTTCTTGTTGTTCTTCTGTAAATGTTGTCTTTGTATTGTAGTTGATCTTAGTGACGTATTCTTGGCGTTTGATGCCAAGCTTCCAGGTTATCACAAGCTGAATGATGTCGCCACCATTTAAATTGAAAGCCGTAAGGTCAGTGAAGAACATATCAGTGATGAATTCGCTGGGATCTCGAGCTAACTTAGCCACTAGCTTTTTAAGCATGTCTGGCGTATGTATTGGTTTGCCATCGAGGAATAGCTGAAGTAATAAACCAAGACGTCGATGTGATGAATTGATGGTGGCTTGAGAGTAGTTGGCCATGACTACTTTACCTCGTAAATGGTGACATTTGGATTTCTGTATGGGAGAACAAACCAACGTATAGAAAGCTTCACGAGGTGTCGTTCATCATGCTGGACTGCCACATCTTGGATCTTTAGCCTTCTAACGAGAGCCTCAATCTTTGGTTTGTTGAACATAATTGCCAAGCGGCAGGCTACCCCACGAGGGTCTTTGGTTCTGTAGGCAAGTTCTTGTGGTGATGTGTTGTAGAAGAGCACATCAAGGGCTGATATCATTAATCGCTCTTTATTGTACTCATCTTCGGCTATTGGTGTGCGAGCCTGGGCTTTCTTTACACGTTGAGTGGACTGGGCTTCTGATGGATCCAGCAAACCGTCCTGGATGCGTTGAGCTTCGAACGCCATTGTATAGAGATCGCGCTTGTATTCAATATGAAGGAGTTGGAAACAGAGGGCAGCGTAACCCAAGTCCTGAAGCACGATCCTCTTGTCAATGTACTTGACCATTCCCTTCTCTATCAACACTTTGATAGACTTAGGGTGAGTATCTAGTTCTGGGAGATAGGGACCTTGGTTGTGCCATTGCTGATACTTGTAGATTTTACCAAGGATCAGGTGTTGAGCTGGAGAGATCTTTAGCTCAGGAGGTATGCGCGTGATCTTTTGTTCTCTGTGGAAGAGCATCAGATGAGGCTTATTCATGTAAGCTTCATCGACGATGTGTCTAGGCTCTAGGTGCTTGATTTTGGTAATTTCTGGATATAATTTCGAAGGTTCATTCATTTAACCTAGCCTCAAAGTCATAGTAAAATTGAATTTTTATACAGTAGTCTATTTCGAGGCTTCGGGTAACAACAATATGTGCCATGTTATAAACAAAATTGATAACATATTCGTTGTAAGCTTGGCAATATTTTTTATAGCTATATTTGATTTTATTACATTATTGAAATAGGATATGCATGTATGGGAGACATTATACTATCCATGTAATTGATTTTATTAGACAATTTTTCCTATATCTGGTATTATATGAGTATGCATCAAATTTTCAAGGTATTCCCTGTATAGACTTTTTATTTATTCATGTCAGTATTACATTTATTCTCTATCACGTCGACTATAGAATTGTCTCTTTTGCTATAATATCTAATATATAATTTAAATAGATATTATATTATAAGTACTTAGAGTATATTCAATAGGTATATTGAATTAAAGTCACCTGGAAAGAATTACCCGAAAACCCGAAATTTGGCTCACTTTTCACAAAGAATTGTACATATAAATATCAGTAATGTATAATAAACCACTCAGATCACACTAGTCCTAGAGATCCCTAAGGAACCCACCCATGCTCAAGATCCCCGGCGCCAGCGGCGCGATCGTGAAGTGCGTCAACAATTCAGATGGATATGAAGACGACTTGGTTGTTGGTGAAAACTATTTTGTGATCTCAGTAGAGATCCATGGAGACAGTTGCTATCTCAGTGTCATGAGAGATGGTAAAGTTGTACCGGGTTGCCAATCACAACGCTTCATCAACCTGGAGAAGCTGAAGTGAACTTCCGCGACACAGGTACAATGATAGCACAGGGCGAGAAACTCCTCGCCCAAGCCTTTCAGGTCGCTGAGTCTGAGAGGTTAAAGAACAGCCGGTCGCCGGCTAAGATGAGCACAGCATGGCCCGAGATCCTGTTCTCATTATACGACCGCGTCGGCATGACGGCCGATGACCATAGGGCAAGCTTCAATGCCAAGCAGGTGACAGAGGCTCAGCGCGTCGTTGACATCTTCTCCAAACTGGATTACTCATCCACGTTCAAGAAAATAGCGCTGCGCCGAGCTCGTACCAAGGAGACTTGGAAGAAGCTCAGCGAGCGCTTTGGGTACAGCTGGGCAGTCTGTCGTCAGGTTAGTGACGAGATTGTCGTGCACCTTGTGATGGAGGTGCAGCGACAAGGGGTGGTGACTCCGGTGAGAGTGCCGGAGATGGCTAATGAATTTTAGAGCTGGCGATAAACCTGATAGAGATACTTGAGCTGACGGCCTGTCCCGTGCATGACAGTTTTATCTGTCCGCTCATAGGAGACCAGAGTTCCGCCGGTCTTGTCATGTTCTGCAAACACCTCAGAGAAAGAGTCCTTGACGGACTTCTCGAGGGTCTCGCCATACCCATATGAGCCTGTGCCAAAAGCCCAGGTGCGAATGGTCACGAACTTGGCAGTTTCCGGGCCAAAATAATTGTGTGGCGTCATGATGTATCTCCGTAGTTGATATAAAGATCCTACAGCAACGGCCGAGGCTTGTACACCCCGGCCGTGCAGTTATTTTCAGTATATCTTGTTGATTTTTTTAACCTGCTCATGCCAGGCTTCAATTTCTTTTTCAGTAAGATATTCACGAAGAGCCTCAAATACCTCATCTACGCCACCTTGTGGAATACCAGCGATGTGTAATGCATTTACAATTGAAATCATACGCCAATAAGGGTTGCCGATGTCGGTCATGATCGTTCTCCGAGGTTGATATAAAGATCCTACAGCAGACCCCAGAACCTGTACACCACAAAATGATGACAAGCCAAAATCATTTCAGTGTACATGGCATTTAATCCGGGGTACGCGCGTGGGCGCACCCGAGTGTATTAAGAGTGGGTCATTCTTCAGGCTTGGCCACTTCCCGGAAGAAAATGTCCCACAAACCGTTGAGGCCGATCGCGATCAATGCACCACCAATAGCTGTGCCAAGATCCCAGACACGATCATTTTCTACAAACCATGATGCATAACAGATCACAGGTCCTGTAATAAGACCCATGACAGTCTTCGAGTGATTATCCCAACAACGTCTTAGCATAGAGCTATGGTAATACTTGACCTAGTCTTCAGTACATAAGCATTGTATAGCCTGGCACAAATAAATATCAAATAGAACTTTAAGATCTATTTACTTACATTGGAAACCATACTAAGGTAGATAAAATCACCCACATGTCTGAGATAGTTTGGAACAGAGTCCATGGCTCTTCGTGAGCAAAGCCCTGAATTCGATGCACTGTTGGAGCAGGTCGAAGATCGCTACTCCGTGCTCATCGATGCTTTTCTCGAAGACCTAGACAAGCGTAGTGTTCCCATTTCAGACTACGCCAAGCTTACAGCTCAACAGGTCAATTGGGGCCTGAAGATCAAGTCGTACCTCGCCTATCTGTTGAATGGCGAATCAATGCAGGAAGCTGCATTCCGAGTTCAGGTCTCAACCGGCACGATCAATTCATACCGTAAGAACTTCAAGACATTCGCCGACCTTGTGAATGCCGCCTATGAGGATGGCTTCGCATTGTTCGAGCGTGAGGCACGACGCCGCTCGGTTGATGGCGTGACGACCTATGTGGTGTCCGGTGGTAAAGTTGTGCTGGATCCAGAAACTGGTCTGCCTCTTCAAGAGCAGAAATATTCAGACAGCCTTCTCATGTTCTTGATGAAGGGCCGGGACCCGAAAACGTACCGTGAACGCACAGACGTCAACCTCTCCGGCGAACTCAATCTCACAGGCGCTCGGGACGCGCTTCTCGAGAAGCTTGCTCCAGTCCTTAGCGCGCTCCTACAAGACGACGAAGAACAAGACGAAGAAGCAGCAAATACACCAGCTGCTGACTGTGATCCAGAACCTGAATGAAGAAGAGTCTGCAGCTCTTCTTTATGACTGGAATTTCTGGGCGCGTGACGATCAACTGCTCCCAACTGCTGTCCAAGCCAACGGTGATCCTTGGCTAATCTGGATGATCCTGTCCGGTCGTGGTTGGGGTAAGACGAAGACCGGCGCAGAGTCAACGATCGCCATGGTGCGATCCGGCAAAGCTAAGCGCATTGCGCTGGTGGCCGAGACTGCAGCAGACTGTCGCGATGTTATTGTCGAGGGTGACTCAGGCATCATGGCCTGTTCCCCTCCAGATTTTAGGCCTGTATACAAGCCGTCTATCCGCAGCTTGGAGTGGCCCAATGGCGCGATTGCCACGACCTACAACGCGACCGAGCCCGACCAGCTCCGTGGTCCTCAGCACGACTGGGCCTGGAGCGATGAGCTTGCCAAGTGGCGATACTACCAAGAGACCTGGGACAATCTCCAATTCGGACTCCGACTTGGTAAGCTACCAAGGCAGATTGTCACTACTACTCCAAGACCTATCCCGCTTCTAAAAGAGCTCTTGAAGAACCCGGCCGTTCACATCACCCGTGGAACGACCAGCGACAACCACGACAACCTTGCAGGTTCATTCCTCAAGCAGGTCATTGCTCGATACGAGGGCACACGACTCGGTCGTCAAGAGCTAAGTGGTGAATTGCTGGATGATGCTCCTGGAGCATTGTGGACGCAGAACATGATTGACCAGGCTGTTTTGTCTGGTGTACGTGCTCCTAATGATCCGCTGGCTGATGGCTGGCATCATTTCTATTCACGCATCATTGTGGCTGTTGACCCATCGGGAGCAGATGGTGAGAACCCAGATAAAGCCGACGATATCGGCATCGTCATTGCAGCGAGAGGCTATGACGGTCGTGGCTATGTCTTGGGCGATTACACTGTCAACGCATCCCCAGGTGTTTGGGGTCGCCGAGCGGTTGACGCATATCATAGGTTCGAAGCTAATCTGCTTGTCGCCGAAAAGAACTTCGGCGGAGCAATGGTGCAGTATGTCATCCAATCGACAGACTCCACGGTCCCCTATAAAGAAGTCACAGCGGCAAGGGGCAAAGCAATTCGTGCGGAGCCTATAGCTGCTCTCTACGAGCAGGGAAAGATCTCGCACGTTGGCTCATTCCCTGAGCTTCAAGATGAACTTTGCTTGATGACCAACACTGGTTATCTTGGCAACAGTTCACCTAATCGTCTTGACGCAGCTGTGTGGGCTTTGTCTGAGCTGATGCTTGACGCTGGTGGCGCAGACCTTTGGGCCAAGCTTGGCCAGTGAGAAGGATGATCTAATGTCATTGCTCATTATTCTGTTGCTTGTGATCCTCATTGTCGGTGTCTGGCCGAGTTGGCCACACAGCGCCGGTTGGGGACCATATCCATCAGGTGGTCTTGGTATCATCCTTCTTATCATTATCATCTTGGTGTTGACCGGGAGACTATAAAGTGTCTGACGAGAAGCCGAGGATCAAGGTGAAGGCAGGAAGCAGCGGTTGGACCGCTGACTCCTTCCAGAACGTGGTCGCTCGGCTTGGTCAGGGCACGGAGAATGTCGCGGCTCACGGCCGCTACGGCTACAACCCCATTACTCGCAATCGCCAGCAACTTGACTGGATGTATCGGGGGTCGTGGATTGTGGGCGCAGCGGTCGATGCACCTGCCGACGACATGGTCAAGGCTGGTATCAAGATCAAGGGTTCACTTGGGCCTGAAGATATCAAGAACCTCGGCGCGTCTCTACGGAAAAAAGGCGTATGGTCAGCACTAGCTGATACCATCCGTTGGTCACGTCTGTATGGTGGCGCGATCTCAGTCATCATGGTGGAAGGCCAAGAGCTCTCCACTGAACTTCGTATGCCCACGGTTGGTAAAGATCAGTTCAAGGGCGTTGTTGTTCTTGATCGCTGGATGGTTGAACCCACTACCCAAGACCTTGTCGGTATTCCAGGTCCCAACTTCGGAATGCCCAGGTTCTATCGAGTTGTGGCCGGTTCCGTCCTGGCTGGCAAGCTGATCCATTACACCCGAGTCGTTCGCTTTGATGGCGTTGAGCTTCCCTTCTGGGAACGCCAGTCTGAAATGGGCTGGGGCATGTCTGTGCTCGAGCGTATCTATGACCGGTTGCTTGGTTTTGATAGCACAACTCAGGGCGTTGCTCAGCTTGTTTATCGTGCACATTTGCGTGTCTTGAAGGTTAAAGATCTTCGAAGTGCGATTGCTGCGTCGGGTCCTGCTATCAATGGTATCATCAAGAATATCGAGATGATCCGAGCCCTTCAGACTACTGAGGGAATGACGGTCATTGATAGTGAAGATGACTTTCAAGCATTAACCTACGCCTTCTCTGGTCTTTCAGATGTTATGCTGCAGTTTGCTCAGCAGTTGTCTGGCGCCCTGAAGATCCCAATGGTGCGACTGTTCGGACAGACTCCGACTGGTCTTAACACCAACGGCGAGGGTGATCTTCGCACGTATTATGATGGCATCAATCAGGAACAAGAGTCGGATCTCCGTGATCCAGTGACTCGGATCCTTGAGATTGCCCACATGTCTGAGTTTGGTAAGCCACCTGCTGAGGATTTCGACTTCGATTTCGAACCTCTCTGGCAGTTGACTGATCAGCAAAAGGTTGAGGTTGCTAAGGGAACTGTTGAGGCTGTTTCTTCGGCACTTGATGGAAACCTGATTGACCTTGCGACAGGCATGAAGGAACTTAAGCAGTCGTCTGAGATTACGGGTATCTTCAGTAATATTTCTGAAGATGCTATCAGTCAGGCTGAAAATGAGCCACCAATGCCTGGTGAGCTTGAAGATGGTCTCTCCTCAACCTCTCCTGGGGATCTACTTGGGGATGAGACCCTGGAGGCGGACCCGAGGGCTGGCGTTCCGGGTCCGTCTCCAGCCGACATTAGTCCAGGTGTTCGTCAACTGAAGCTTGGTCTTGATCCTGATACACAGGTCACCTTGAGGGCTGTAAGATGAGACTGACCATCAACGTTGATTGTTCGTTGATAAGACGAACAATTGACGCTGGGTTTGAGGAGTCAAAACATCCTCGAGCAGAAAATGGTCAATTTGGTTCTGGATCACGTCTTGGTGGTGATCACAAGGAATGGCATTCTAGCAAAGGTGAACGCAAGCTTCCTACGAATGAAGAAGCAGTTGTTCAATCACCTATTCCCCTTGCCAAGACTGACCTTAATAAGGTCAAAGGACCTGGTGTATCTGAGGCTGTAAAAAATCAGCCAACTCAATCAGTACCACTTAACAAACTAGGTACCTTGCAACCTCAAGTTGCAGTGTCTAAGCTTAAGAACTTCTCCAAAGAAGCTCCTCCAGTGAGTGTAGTGAAGTGGAGAGGAAAGATGATTTTGATCGATGGTAATCATCGCGTATCGTCTGCTTGGGTTTCGGGTGAAAAGGACATTAAAGCTAAGGTACTTGACTTGGATGACCCCAAGAATAAAAAGTACTTGAAAGAGGAACACAGATAAATGGCTCGATCATCCACCTGGCAAAAGGCTCGGCGTGCTGACTCAGCATTCAGTCGAGCCTTGGTCAAGGCGGCTCAGATCATCGGCCGTATTGTCAAGCAGTTTGGTGAAGATCATAGAGCTGCTAGACTTGCTCTTGAGAACTATGCACGCACGATTACTCCTTGGGCAGTCTCAACTGCCCGAGCAATGGTCGACGATGTTAATGCTCGAGACGAGAAAGCTTGGCGCAGCCACAGCGAAGCCATCGGCAAAGGTCTTCGTAAAGAAGCTGCTCAAACGACCGTTGGTGCTCGAACCCAGCAGCTTACCCTTGAGGGTGCAAAGCTTATTCGCAGCTTGCCTTTAGAGGCTGCTGAGCGTGTGAGTAAGCTTTCGCTTGAAGCTATGTTTGATGGTGCACGTGCTGATGAACTCCAAAAGGAGATCATGCGTACTGGCGAGGTGACTGAGAGTCGTGCAAGATTGATTGCTCGTACGGAGGTAGGTAGAGCAGCAAGTGCTCTGACCCAGGCACGCGCCGAAAGCATTAATTCTCCAGGATACATGTGGAGAACTGCAGACGATAGCGACGTTCGTCCTTCTCACAAGAAGATGAACGGTAAATTTGTTGAGTGGGACAAACCACCAACACTTGATGGAATGACTGGGCATGCTGGAGCATTGCCTAATTGTCGCTGTTACGCTGAGCCGGTCATTCCGGACTAGAGGAGAGATCAATGGCCGTTGGCACAGCATCTGTGGATATTGTCACAGCAAACTACGTATTGGTTGGCGTGGCTCCTATGATTTTACAGCTATCTGTGGGATCTGCTGCAGTAATCGCTGTTGCAACTTCTTTGCCAGGACCTACTGCTGTAGGTCTTCGAATTGAGCCTGGAGATCCTTTACTGCCTATTACAGGTGTGGGTAACGTTTATGCTCGCGCCATTCGCAATCCTGGCAAAATTGTCGCAGCTATCCTGGCGTAAGCCAACGGAGATTTAAATGTCCAGCATTGTCTGCGAAGCCCTCACCTACCGCCCAGTCACGTCTGGGCTTGGTAAACCGTCCACCTCTGACGTTTCAGTCGTTGGAGCTGTAAAGTCCTCAAACACTGTTACGCCAGTTCCTGTGGCTGCTGCTACGGTTTGGCCTGCGTCTGGTGTCGCAACTGAGGACAGCTCTGTTTTGGTGCGTTGCTTTGGATCCGCGGGATATATTACCGTGGGTAGTGCATCTGCCGATCCGACTGTGTCTCCTCGCAAGCTTGTTGACCAGGTTTCCAATAACGATTTTGTGAATATCTTCGTGCCCAAAGGTTCGGTTATTCGCGCCATTGCTGCAACGATTGCTTGAGGTATTTTGATGTCGCGACCGTTTGCTATCAAGGGAGGCTGGCCTCCCAAGATTAAGCTGCCTTTTGGTGGTAAGAATGGATCGCCCATCCGGGGTCGTTTGCCTTTTGCAGATCCCACCTATGGCACGGGTGGTAACCCCGTAGCCTATGCGTCCTATCCCGCCCCTTCCGGCTACCGCTGGGATTTTGTCACCGATGGCGGCGCCATCGTCACAGATGGCGGCATCCCCGTCGTCGATCTCGTGGGAGCCTGATCTATGCCCGAACTCGACCTATCGATGACAAACCGTGGTGTCGCGGCACAGACGCAGCGACTGCGCGAGACTCGCATGCGTTTGCGTGCGATCAAGAACGGCACGGCCATGCAGCTCGTCATCAACTTGATCGGCGATAGCTGGGTTGCCGGCGATTATTGGTCTCCCAACTTTGCGAAGGTGCTCCAGACTGAGTACGGCATGGCAGGCGTCGGCTTCGTGGGCTTCGGTTTCTACGCCAACAATCAGGCCCTGCCGTTTGTCGAAGGAGGCAACCAGCCTTCTCAGGGAGGTCCTTCGACCGTAGATGGGAATGTTCGACCGGACCTCGTTGCCAAGCCTATCTTCATCGGAACATGGAACTCGGGGCCAGCCACCGCGCCGGCCACCGGCAACGGCCTTGGTTACAACCGGGGAAGTTCCGCTCAGCCCAACCTGAGCTATGCCGAAAGCACGACTGTTGGCGACCGCATCAAGGTCACGTTCCCAGCGGGACATGATTCCTCGCGAATCTTCTATTGGGGTAGCGTGGCCGGCTCCTTCCGCTATTCCTGGAATGACGGGACGACGTGGCAGACGACCATTAGCTACGCCGGCGCAAGCGGAGCCCTTTCAGCCGCTCTCGCCAATACGCCGACCGGCGCGGCGACGCTTATCCTTGAGGTTGTCAGCGGGACCGTTCAGCTTGGA